CTTCGACGCCGACACCGCCGAGGAGGACCTGACCAAGAAGTACGAGGTCGCCCTCCGCCCCTCGGACGTCCGCATGTTCAAGGCCCTGACGGGGGACCACTCCGACAAGATCCCGGGGGTCCCCCGCCTCCGCAAGAAGGTCGCCGCCCCCCTCTGCCGGCACCGGAGCGTCGACGACCTGATCGCGACCGGTCTGCCGGGCTTCTCGAAGGTTGAGAAGCAGAAGACGGAGGACCTCAGGGACCGGATCGCCCTGAACCTACTTTTGATTACCCTCGACTCCACCGTAGACTACGGCGCCTGCCGGATGCGCGCTCTTGCCGACTACGAGATGGCCGGAAGGGTCCTCCGGGAGGACCTCGGGATAGGCTACGTGTCTCCCCGCTCCTTTGCCTTCGCCCCCTCCGGCAGGCGCGTCGGGGCCCCGGTCGAGTTCAACTCTCTGCCCGACTTTCTTCGCGACATCTGATCTCGGTAGTGTTTCAACGGGCCCTCCAGCCCAGACGTATACCGATACTAAGACCGCCGGTCCTGCGATCTATACGAATACGCATATGGAAACTACCGCGGCGGGGCCGCGCTGGCTGGAGAGTGCTTGTCCCACATAGTAATTTCCGATCCGCAGGATATCTCTTCTCGTTTTAGCAACAAGCAGCGCCTCGGGGGAGACGGCGAGTCCGCCTTCGAGATGGACGACCTCGCCAACATCATCGAGAGGTCGCTCGCGCCCGCCCCGGAGGAGGAGCTCCTCACCGAGGGCGTCATCCTCGACTTCGGGTCCATCGAGCGCCACCTGGAGCGGATCCCGCCCCGCGAGGCTGACCTGATCGAGATGTACTACCGGGACTCCCTGAAGCAGGAGCAGATCGCCCGGTACTTCAACATCACCCAGGCGGCCGTCTCCTACCGCCTCCATCGCGGCATACGCCGTATCCAGTTCCTGCGCACCATCCCGGAGCTGGACCGCGACGAGTTCGAGGCAGAGCTCGGCTCGAAGTTCTCGGACCAGGACCGCGAGATCCTCTGGCTCATGTACGAGACGACCTGTCAGTCCGAGATCGCGAAGCGCCTCGGCCTCACCCAGGGCCGCGTCCGCCATCGCTTCTTCAGGGCCCTGACCAAGATCAAGGAGCTCATCGCCGACGAGGCGCGCCTGGTCGAGGAGGTCATCCGCCGGGAGCAGAAGCGCGGCACGCGCGACGGCGGGGAGGAAGAGGTCCTCCGCGAGGTCGAGGAGGCGACCAGGACGTCCTGTTACGCCAAGTACTGGACCGTGTACTACGCCATCTCGGACAAGCACTTCAACATCCTACACGAGGTCTCCCTCCCGCAATTCCGGGACCGCGGCGTCGCGCAGATACTCGCCGTCTGATTAGGCCTGCTATCCCCGGACCCCGTCATGAGCCCCGAGTCTGTAGCCTCGCGCCTCCGCGCCATCGCTGAGGGAATCCGTCGCTCCAAGAGCCCGAGCGTCTCCAAGGTCGCCGCGGCCCTCCGCGAGGTCTTGGCTGCCGTCGACGTCCCCGAGCCTGCGGTCGCGGCCCCGGCCACCAAGGTCGTGATCAGCGACCACTGGACCGCCGAGGACCTCCCGACCCTCGTGTCGGAGCACAAGGGGACCGCGGTCCGCCAGGGCTACTTCGGCGAGTACGGCATCGAGATGCCGGCCGACGAGGCCGCCCAGTTCGAGGCCGACGTCGGCGAAGGCGCGCACGTCTTCAACTCCTGGGAGGACGCCTCGAAGGCCGCCACGGACCCCGCCGACCCGGAGCCCTACGAGTTCGAGCCCGTCCCAGGCTTCTAGCGCCGGAAGGCCGTCTTCACCAGGGCGAGGGTCATCGCCAGGGCGAACACGATTATCCCGACGATGAGCCACCCGAGGGGGTTGTTGGGGACGATGACCCTGATGGCCCCGCGCGGCGGTATGGACTCCTTGCTGACCTCGATGCTGGCCCTCTCCATGCGCGCCTCGAGGTCCCGGAGGACCTTGCTGTCCTCCTCCCACTCCTCCTCCTCGGTCTTCTCCCGGATGACGGGGTCGGAGAACTTCGGCTCCGTCCCCGTGTAGGGCTTACGGCAGAGAGAGCACCGCTTGCTGCCGATGGTGTTGGCCGCCTGACAGAGCGGGCACCTCCACTGCGTTTCCGGCATGCGGAGACTTTACGCTAATCAGCTTCTTTTCGGACGCCATGTCCGATGGCCTCCGTCTCAGGAAGCGCGTTCGAGTTCTCCGTCGAGTCCACCGGCGGCCTCTGGAGATGGAAGGTCGTGTCCCGCAACGCCGGCGCCGGCGTCGAGTACGACGTCGAGGACGTCTGCACCCCGTGGGGGTCCCTCTACCAGACCGCCATCCCGATCCCCGACGCCGTGGTGACGGAGATGGCCGCCGGAATCGTCGCGATGAAGCAGCAGCTCTCCCCGCTTCTCGTCCTCGACGACCCGGGGAACGTCTCCTTTGTCGTGGTCATCACCGAGGGCGACCCGAACCTGGTGGTCGCGGACCTCCCCTTCCACAACGGCGGGGCCTTCGGTTCCTCCTTGACCGCCACCGCGACCCCGAGCGCCCCCTGGCTCAAGGCCGAGCCGGGGCAGCTCTCCGGCATCGGGAAGAACGAGGCCGGCCGCTTCACCGTGACCCTGCTCACTGGGTCGCTCCTGGCCTCCGGCGCCCCGTACCTGGCCGTCGTGAACCTCCAGGACAACCGGGTGCCCTCCACCATCATCCCGGTCGCCTTCTCGGTCTCCGTGCTCCCGAAGCCCGTCATCGCCGTCGACCAGCCGTCGCTCGACTTCGTCTGGTATCAGTCGACCTCCACCGGCACCGGGCCCTTCACGGTCCACGTCTCCAACGCCGGCCCTGCCAACTCGACCCTGGACTGGACGGCGGGTCGCCTGCACGGGACCTCCCCCTGGCTTAGCTTCTCCCCCGCCTCGGGCGGCCCCCTCGCCTCCGGGGACGACGAGGCCGTCCAGCTCTCCCTGGTCTCTGGCTCCATCCCGTCCATCCCGGGCACCTACGCGGACTCCGTCCGCTTCTCCTGCCCGAACTCCGCCAACGGTTACGTCGACGTCCCGGTGACCCTGAACGTCATCCCATAGCCTTGTTGTCCCTGCCTCCTTTTGAGGCACAGGCATGAGCAAGCGCGATATCACCGACCTCCGCTATTCCTCGTCGTCGTTCGACGACTTCTTCGCCCCGAAGGCCGCCCCGGCGCCTTCGGTCAGGTCGGCTTCCTCGGGCCCCGTCCGCCACAGGGTGGCCAACCTCCGTCAGCTCGCCGGGTTCCACCTCGCGGACTCCGACACCCTCGTCAGGGTCTCCCAGAACGACTTCTGGAAGCTCGGCCAGGACGGCGAGGGCTACTTCATCGAGCGCCTGGTGTCGGACGACGACGGGCCGGTCAAGGGCTGACATGACCTCTCTCCAGGGCCAGCCGACCCCGGTCGCCAACTTCGTGGAGCTCGTGGAGCTCTACCGGACCGCGGCCATCGCCCTGGACACGTACTTCTGCAAGGACGAGAAGGGCCGGGATAAGAAGGATCCGGTCTATCAGTACGTCGTCGAGAAGCGCGACATCCCTCCGACGTACGAGCACTACTCCTCCTGCGGCGACCGCGCCCACGCCCGCCTCTGGCGCCTCGGTTGCCGCCTCCCGTTCGTGAACCGCGAGGAGCGCACTCCCTCCCCCAACGACTGGAAGCAGGGCTGGAACATCTCCCTACTCCACGACGTGGGGCGCGGCTCTCCCTGCCTGACCAGCACGGGCATGAACGGCCAGCGCTACGCCTGCCCTCCCGGGGCTGGCTGGAAGCCCGCTCCCGCGACCGAGATGCTCATCTGGAACTCGCCCACCGGCGGCGACGCCCATAGCCTCTCCATCCTCGACTTCGACGGGAAGAAGGCCAAGACCTTCAACTACGGGGCCGCGGGAATGTCCTCTTCCTCCTTCCCGGGCGCCAAGATATCCGAGGCCCCGCTTACCTGGGACGGCAGGTTCTGGCGCTACGGCCCTCCCGGCCACGTCCGTATCGTGCAGCGCATCATGACCATCGAGGCGGTCGTGCCGACGCTCACCCTTCTCCCGGACCTGACCTACATCGACGGCGACATGCTTCCCGGCATGTCCGAGGTCTACGACAGGATCGTCCGGCTCCGGGCGGCCGCTTGACCCCGCACCCTCGCTCTTTGATGCCGCCTCCGGAGGCGACATGAAGGACCACGATCTTCAGAGTATGGCCGCGCGCGTTGCCGGCGTTGCCGCCAGGGTCCGGACCGCGGGCAAGATCGAGTTCATCCGCGACCAGGGCCCCCTTCGCCGCGACATCCGCGTGCAGGGCTTCCGCTGGGACCCCGAGATCCACCGTAACCTCGCCAAGACCCTCTGGGCCGTCGACCGCGCCCACAGCTACGGGATGGCCGCCCTGCGCCTCTTCTCGAAGATGTCGTCCTCCGACTTTTCTCCGGACGGCCTCCTCGGCGGCGTCGGCTACATCCAGAAGGTGAAGGACATGCGCTCCGGCCTCTCCCAGGCCGTCGAGGTCCTCTCCGCGTGCGCCGACACCATGCACGACGAGGTCAACGCCGACCACTGGCACTCCGCGATGGAGGAGGACCCGACCACCAAGGACATCGTCCAGGAGGCCAACGAGGCCAACCCGGAGCAGTACGTCCAGCAGACCTTCCGCGAGGAGGTCCCCTCCGCGGAGGAGGGCCTCGACGCCTTCAGGAACCCCGAGGCGGACGACTTCAACCCGTTCGTCGAGGGCGAGGAGGACGAGGACGAGGAAGAGGACCAGTGGTGGAGCACGCCGGACTCCGGCGGGCAGGTGGCCACCGAGGTCCCGCTCCCCGGACCCAAGTCCGCCGTCCCGACGGACGACTCTCTCCAGGAGGAGGGCGTCTCCCAGGTCGAGATGACCATGAACACGACGGGCGAGGCGCCGCGCGGCAACTACGCCTCCGCCGTCGAGCGCCTGATCGAGCGTGAGCCGCGCCTGGCGGCCTTCCGCCGCTCGGGCGACGCCGTCCGTATCGCCGACTCGTCCGTGGACCCGGCCACCCTCCCCGGGCCGCGCATCATGCACATCGGCCCCGCGGAGTCCCCGGAGGCCATGGGTGGCTACACCGACGGCGGGGCCGTCCCGTCGGACGACCCAGCCTACGAGGGCTTCATCGAGCTCGACCGCATCTACCAGGGCCAGGACTCCAACAACGATGGCGTCACCGGCTACTCCGACCCGACCGACGGCGACGTGACCTCCTTCAAGGCCTCGGCCATGGCCGCCCGCGTGGCGGACGGGACCTACTCCTGGCTCCCCGGGTCCCGGAACGAGAAGCTGATGCCGTACTACGACCTCTCGGCCACCGACGAGGACGTCCAGTGGATGGCCGCACACGACTCCCCCCAGCCTCCGGCGGGGATGGTCCCTCACCCCGTCAAGCCGCGCGAGGACCCCCTATGGGAGGCCGTGAGGAAGAACATTGCCGAGCTCTCTTCCGACTGAGGACGCCCTCACGAAGTCCGTGGACACCTTCGGACTCGGAACCTACGACGGGCTCTCCGACGGGTCCCTTCACGGCGAGGACGACGAGCAGCGCGAGCCCGTCGGCGACTCCCTGCCGACCGAGGTGACCGACGAGTTCGACGTCGAGTACTACCTGAGCTACCCTCAGGAGAAGGCCCTCGGCGGCCCGAAGCACGCGTCCCTCGACTGGTTCTTGGCCTCCATCCTTCCCGGGGACGGGGACCGCCCCGCGCGCGCTCCGAAGCCGGCGGAGAAGGTCCTGGACGACCTGGCCGCCCCTCCCTCCGACGTCCGCACCTCCGAGTCGGAGCTCCCGAGCGACTCCGACAACCCCTCCGCCCGGTCCGACTACTACGACCGCATGACAATGGGGAAGGTCCTCCGGTCCCTGGACGAGGGACGGTTCTGGCCCTCCGAGGACTCTGGCTCCTACGTCACGCAGGAGCAGAAGGACGTCGAGCCCGCCCCATCCGACGACGTGGCCCCCTGGAAGGACGGGGACGGCCACTACGTGGACGACGACGGGGCCATCGAGAGCACGCCTACCCCGGAGTTCAACGACAACGTCATGGACAACTCGCTCGGCGCCCTCGGCAACTCCGACTCCGGGTACGTCGTCGAGGACCTGTCGAACCCGCGCGGCTTCCCGAACCAGGACTTCATGGAGGAGGCCGACTTTCTCGACGAGAACCCCATCCTCCCCGAGCTCTGGCATCTTCAGCCTTTTGGGTACGCCGCAGAACAGAGGAAAACTATGTCAACCAGGGTGTCAACCGACATCGACAAGGTTCGGGACCTGACGAAGGCCTTCCTGAAGGAGCACGGCCGCAAGAGCATTGTGCGCCGCAGCGTCCTGGCCTTCCTCCAGTCCAAGGGCCTTCCTCAGTACCTCGCGTCGGACGTCATCCGCTGCATGAAGCATGACCATGACATCCTCGTCCCGGACGTCATGGACGCCTTCCCCATCGCCCAGGACGCGCCGGACGACCTGCGCCGCCTGGCCTCCATCCACGGCCGCCTTCTCGAGCTCAGCCTCACCGTCCCGGACCGGGAGACGGCCTCGAGGCTCAACCGCTGTGCCGCCAGCGTCGCCGGGGCCATCATGAAGCTCGAGCGCGCTGCCCTCGGTAACATTTGATCTTTCATCGCGTGTGAGGACGATGTCCAGCAGGATACCTGACAACTTCGAGTCCGGAATCGGAGACATCACCGAGGTGATGAGCAGCCAGGGCGTGTCCGACCTGTCGTGGCTCAACGTGGACGAGGAGATGTACAGGGAGGCCGAGGCTCTTCCGAAGCAGAACCTCGACATCATCCCCGAGCTCCAGTCTGCCCTCTCCTGGGACGGCAAGGACGACCGCGTGCCTGTCGTCACCCCGCTGCGCCCGCACGCGGTCGTGAACCGCAACCCGCTGGACAACCCCGAGGCGACCCTCCGCTCGAACTCCTCGGTCCCGAACCGCCTCGCCGCCTATGTCATCGCGGGCCTCCCCGACGCGACGATCGCGAGCCGCCTTTCGCTCGAGTTCAGCCCCGCCCAGCTCTCCGCCTCTCACGCCGAGGCCTCCAAGGTCCTGGACGAGAAGGGGCTGCTCGGGAACGTCTACGTCGACGCCTCCCACTTCCCGCGTTGCGCCCAGGAGGGCCCGCACCGGGAGTTCGTCGCCAAGAGCGCGAAGCGCGCCCTGTACGTCCTCGCCAAGACCGCCTGCGGCGGGTGCGTCTGCAACAAGTCCGGTACCTGCTCCTCCTTCAAGAAGAGGCTGGTCACCGAGGTCCCGTACGACCACAAGACCGCCGCGCACTACGTCCCGCAGCTGACCTCGGAGAACCGCATCGCCCCCGGCGAGCTCAAGGCGGCCCTCGCCTCCGGCCCGTCCGGCGTCAAGGCCCTCCTCCGACAGTCCTTCCTGCGGCCCGTCGCCACCCGCTTCGAGTCCCCGCAGACCATCCAGCAGCGCGCGATCCCGAAGCCCGCGGAGTTCACCGAGGCCGACGTCCGCTCCTTCTGGGAGCGCCGCATGGCGTCCTCCGACGCCGAGGCGATGCCGGGGACGATGCACCTCCTGGCCGCCCGCCGCATCATGCAGGGCCGCGCCGACGCCCGCTCCCTCGTGGCGTCCTCCGACGCCGGCCTCCGCGCCCTGGCCCGGGAGAACGGCCTCCTCGGCCACACGTACGTCGACGCCGACGCTCTCGGCGGCGTCCACGAGGCCCTCAAGCACGTGCAGGCCGGGATCAAGTCCGGACGCGGCGCCCCAGACTTCGTCCTCCTCCGTAACCCGACCCAGGCCGACGCCACCTCCCCGGACATGGCCCAGCTCGTGCAGCTGTCCTCCGTCGTCCGCAAGCGCCCGGAGCTCGGGATCTCGCACTTCGCGTCCGCCCTCGAGCGCGCCGTCGCCTCCGGGCGCATCACGCCCGAGATGGCCGCCGCGGCCTCCTCCAAGGTCGCCGCCGCGCCCTTCGCCCCCGCCGACTGGCCTTCGGCCATCGCCCACGTGAACCTCGCCTCCGCCCCGGCCCCCGAGGCCCGCCAGGTGGACGTCCAGACCACCATCGGGACGACGGTCCACCACGGGACCGCGCCGACGGAGACTCCGGTCGCCGTCATGGACCCCGAGGAGGTCCGCCGGACCATCTCGCACCTGATGAACACCGGCTTCTCCGGCCGGAAGCTCCAGGCCGTCATCCTCCAGAGGTACTCCAGGTCGGACCTCGCCCAGGTCCCGGAGGTCGGCGCCGCCCTGTCCCGGGATGACGGCGTCCAGGGCCATTACTTCATCGATCCGACCGCCTACAAGGACTACGGGCGCGGCTGCCAGACCGGCGGCGACAAGTTCCGCAAGCTCAACCCCGTCCCGAACGTCCTCGCGGCCTCCGGGTGCACCGGCTGCCGGAGCCAGACCCGCCCCGGATGGTGCTCGCGCTACGCCAAGACCCTCATCCGCCAGGTTCCCGAGGCTGTCCGGACCGAGGCTGCCGAGCGTCGCCGCCTCCCCGTCGTCCGCGAGACCGCCCCGATGACGAACCCCGTCACGGAGTTCGGCCTCACCGCCTCCCTGGAGGTGGAGATCGCCGCTCCCCCGAAGGCGAGGCCCGACGTGGTGGTCTCCTCCCAGTCAATCCCGGACTGAACGCCGGTAGAGTCCGTCATGGATGATGACGGCCCCATCGACGGGGACGACGACGATCTCGGCGACGACAGGCCGCCGAAGCCGTCCCGCGGCACCCTGGTGGTCCTGCCCGGCGGGAAGGTCCACGACCCGCGGCCCGACGTCGGCGCCGACTACGTCGTCGGGCAGTCCAAGGCCAACAATGCCGTGACTCCCGAGGTCCTGGACCCGATGGTCATCGACCGGGCCCTCAAGGAGCGGGAGGACTTCGTCGAGAAGTCGCGCCTCGTGGAGGCCGTCAAGGACACGAAGAAGGGCGGGAACTTCTCCGTCGTCGAGGACGCCGCCCTCCTGGAGATAGCCGAGGAGCTCGCCCACATAAAGTACGAGCGCCGCCGCGCCGCCAAGGACGGGAAGAACACGTCCCCGTTCAGCCTCGGGAGGATAGCGGGGCTGAAGACCCTCGCCGACCTTCTCCTGAAGCGCCGCGAGGCCGCCCGCGGCGAGCGCATGGACCTGAAGTCCCCGCGCTTCCAGGCCGTCTTCAAGATCTGGATGGAGTTCTTCTACGAGGCGATGGAGAAGTCCGGGGTTGAGTCCCACATCATCGACCTCGTCTTTCAGCAGATGAAGGCCGACATGGTCAACTGGGAGAGGCGCATGGACGGCCTCGAGGACACCTGATGCCCAGCATTGAGAAGGCGGACAAGAGCCACCTGACCGGGGCGGTCGAGGAGATCATCGCCAAGAAGCGGCGCCAAAAGCACATAGACTCCGGCTCCTCCGACATATACGACCCCGGGTTCCTGAACATCCTGGAGTTCATCGACAGGTACAAGCTGCTCCCGAACGGGCTCTTCCCCGTCCAGCGCTTCATCCTCAAGATGTACTACAACATCCCCCTGGACTCGGTTCTCCCGCCGAACCCCCAGGACCGGATCGTCATAAGCAAGACTTTCCGGAAGGCCAAGAGCGTCGAGCTGACCGAGGTCGAGTACCTCAAGTACCTCTACGACAACGGTCGCTGCAACATCGCGGTCCAGGACTTCAAGCCGCGCCGGGAGCTCATCCTCGTCCTCGGCCGCCGCTCCGGCAAGAGCATGATGTCCTCCATCATCTCGGCCTACGAGCTCTACAAGCTCATCGCCCGCGGACATCCTCAGGCCTACTACGGGATGCTCCCGACCTCGAAGATCCAGATCATCTGCATCGCGAACGACAAGTCGCAGGCCGAGATCGTCTACGGCGAGATCTCGAACCACGTCCAGCAGGTCGACTACTTCCAGAGCGCCCTGAAGCGCGCGACCTCGACCTTCATGCACTTCCGGACCGAGAGCGACAACCAGCGCTTCAAGTCGGATCCGAAGAAGTCGTCCATCGTCGCCACCTTCAAGAGCTCGAACGCCGGCTCCATCCGCGGCCGCGCCTGCATCGCCTGCATCCTGGACGAGCTCGCGTTCTTCATCCACGAGGGGAAGGGCTCCGACGGGGAGGTCTACAGGGCCGTCAACCCCGCCCTCAAGCAGTTCTCCCCCAAGGACCCGAAGAACCGCCGCAGGTCGCTCGGCCCCTCTGAGGGCCGCATGATATCCATCTCCTCGCCGAACGCGAAGGAGGGCCTCTTCTACAAGCTCTACGAGCTCTCGAAGTCCGGCGGCATCGCCTCCTCCCAGATGCTGATGATCCAGGCCCCGACCTGGGAGGTCAACCCGACCATGGACGAGGCGGAGTACGAGGTCGAGCGCGCCAAGGACCCGCGCGCCTTCGAGACCGAGTTCGGGGCCCAGTTCTCGGACCGCGTCCGCGGCTGGATCGAGAACGCCCAGGACCTCCTCGACTGCTGTATCAAGGACCTGAGGCCCCTCGTGCGCGGCGCTCCCCGGGAGCCTTTCTTCGCCGGGGCGGACCTCGCCATCTCGGGAGACGGGACCTGCATATCCCTCTCCCACATCGTGGACGGCCGCATTCAGCTCGGCTATCATGAGACCTGGTGCGCCGGCGTCCCCTGGGAGGAGTCGAACCCCCATCTCTCGAGCCCGCCCGTCCCCTATGCCACGACCCTCGCTAGTCAGAAGAGGCTGGACGTCGACGAGATCGTCGACTGGTTCTACGCCCTGACGAGGCGCTTCTACATAGTCGGGGGTCTCCTCGACCAGGCCTTCGGCGTCATCTTCGAGCAGAAGCTGCACAAGAAGGGCCTTACGCAGTTCGAGTGCCGGCGCTTCAGCACCTCCGACAGCTCGGACACCTACCAGAACGCCAAGATGCTCATGTTCATGGGGCAGCTCGGCATCTACGACTACCCCGTTCCGGCGGCCGACGAGGAGTCCCTCCTCACGACCGCCCGTCACTCGCCCCACATCGAGGAGCTCCTCGAGCTCCAGGCCACCTCGGGCGGCAAGAACATCGTCATCGTCACGAAGCCGAACATCATCGGCAAGAAGGACGACTTTTCCGACAGCCTGGTCCGGAGCCTCTCTCTGGCGGCGGACTACGTGAAGGCGAACCCGGCCGTCCTGGAGCTCTCCAAGGTGTCGGCCGGCCTCGCCCCTCCTCGCCGTCCGGTCGCCCCGAGCCCCTACACGCAGCGCCTCCAGAAGATCCGGATGCACGGCCCTCCCCCGAAGGAGAGGCGGATCCCCGCCTCCATGCGCCGTAGGTAGGCTTGTTGTCCTGAGTCAACCCATGGACGCCGGAGTCAAGGACACCGCTGCCTACCGGATAATCCGGCAGATCACGGACCACACCTGGGGGTCCGACGTCGAGTACTCGGACGACGACATCGTCCTCCTCTGCCGCTCCTTCACCGCCAAGGGCGGCTCGTGGGAGACCCTGATGTCGGGCGACATGGGCAGCATCGTCCGCCTCGAGGAGGCCATCGACTCCCTGGTCGCGCCGCGCAAGGTGGAAGAGGCACGGGCGGAAGGACGGTAGGGTTCCGGCTTGGCAGCCAGGAAGTCCCCGAAGGATCCGGGCGTCGACAAGGACGTCGAGGCGCGCCGTGCCCGGGAGCGCGAGTCTAGGAAGCGCGAGTCGTCCGCCTCCAGGCGCCGGGAGGAGACTGCCCAGCTCTCCTCCTCCGTCTCCGCGTTCAACTCCGCGCTCAGCACCATCGAGGGGGCTACCCGCTCCCTCGCCCGGGGGTCGAAGGCCCTCGCCTCCGCCGCCAGGCAGGCCTCCTCCCCCTCCCTCGTCCAGTACGGGGTGGCCGGCCGCCTCCGTCCGGCCGTCCTCCAGCGCGCCGTCGCCTCCGTCCACCGGGACCTTCAGGCCAAGATCCGGTATGTCCGCCTCCACGGGGTGACGGTCCCGGACGGCCGGGAGAAGCCCTACGAGGACCTCCTCGCCGGTCTGGCCGCCGTCTCCGACGCCTTCGGGAAGGTCCTCTCCGACTTCGAGAAGGCCATGCCCGAGCGCTCCGAGGACGGTCCGAAGCAGGTCCGGGAGCTCGTCATCGCCGCCGCCAAAGCGTCCGTCTTCCTGAATCGCCTGACCAGGAGGGGCAAGGCGTCGTCTTCCGTCCACTCGGCCGCCGTGGCCTCCGAGATCGCCGGCGGGGACGTGTCCTTCTATTGAGAGATGACCACCGCGCATGGCACAGCGAAAGAACGATAGGCCGCGCTTCGGCGTGAAGACCCAGTCCGGGGAGCAGGACGCCTCGCGCCAGCAGCTCACCAAGCTGGAGCGCCAGGCGCGCCGCGAGGCCCGTCAGTCCATCCGCGTCGCCCACTACGGGGGCGGAGGCGGGTACGGCGGCGGCTTCTCCGGGTACGGGAGCTCTCCGACAAACATCGCCGACGCCCACTCGCAGTTCTACAGCCCGCAGCTCTCGACCGACTTCCTCGAGCTCCCGCAGTCCGAGCGCGAGAAGCGCGAGCTCTTCCGGTTCTGGTACACGACGCACCCCATCGTCGGCGCGGCCATCGACTTCCACACCGACGTCCCGATGTCCAAGATCCGCCTCTCCCTCCCTAAGGGGAAGGACCGGAAGCGGAACAAGCAGATCTTGCACTTCTACGAGGAGATGTGCAAGCGCGTCAAGATGTTCCAGGTCCTCTACGACGCGACGCACGAGTACTGGCTCCAGGGGAACGTCTTCATCTTCGCCGAGGACCAGGACATGCAGCCCGAGATCCCCCAGGACCTCACGATGAACGTGAGGGAGGAGGAGATCGGGGAGGTGGACTACGTCGGGCGCCCGAGGAAGAAGAGGGTCCGCCGCCTCGAGCCGAAGCCGGCCGAGCAGCAGCAGAAGGCCATCACGGACTACGTGGCGAAGCACTACCGGGGCTGGGAGCAGCTCCGGATCCTTCCTCCGGAGCAGGTGAAGCTGGAGGTTTTCCAGTTCACCAACATGACGAAGATGGAGCTCATCCCGTCCGAGAAGGACCGCCTGATGGTGCTCCGGGCCCAGAACACCGCGGACCCTGAGGCCGCCCGCATCGCGGCCGACATTCCGGACATGATCCGGGACCGTCTCCTGAACGGTCAGCCGATCCCGCTCGCCACCTCCCCGTACGACGACTTCCTCTGCTCGTCCTTCTGCTACCACCTGGCCCACAAGAAGGCCGCCTACGACGACCGCGGGACCTCCATCCTCGAGCGCTGCCTCCGGACCCTCCTGTTCCAGGACAAGCTCCGTCAGGCCCAGACCTCCATCGCCTCCCGCGCGATGACCCCGAAGCGCGTCGTCTGGGCCGACAAGATGTCCGAGACGGACGTCGACGGCATCCGCGACCAGATCGACCAGGCCCTCCAGGACCCGGACTTCGCCATCGTCGCGAACTTCGAGCTCCACTGGGACGAGATCGGCTCCCGGGACCGTCTCCTCGACCTGTCGACGGAGTACGAGATAACCAACAAGCTTCTGTTCATCGGCCTCCGCATCACTGAGTCGATGCTCACGGGCGACGCCACCTACGCCGGCGAGCGCATCCACCTCGACGTCATGAACACCATGTACCTCCTCTACCGGGAGACGATGGCCCAGTTCGTCGAGGAGCAGCTCTTCGCCCCGGTCGCCGAGAAGAAGCAGTTCTTCGAGATCGACGAGGACGGCAACCGGGTCCTCCTCTACCCGAAGCTCCAGTTCACCCGCCTGGCCCTCCGCGACAACACGGAGCTCCAGGACTTCATGTACAACCTGTACCAGAAGGGCTCCATGCCCATCGCGTACATCTACGACCTTCTGAACATCGACGTGGACGACGCCCACGACCTGCTCCAGAAGGACGCGTTCACCCTCAAGGACGCGAACATGAACGAGCTCGTCCGGGCCGCCCTGACCGCCATCGGCGACTCCCTGGCGGACGAGACGGACGTGAAGGACAAGGTCTACAAGAACCTCGGCCTGAAGAAGCAGGGTAAGGACGGGGACCGCTTCGGCAGCGGCAAGGGTGAATAAGCTTCCTGTCCCTCGCCCAGCTCGAGCCCGAGATGGCCACTGACCTGACCCCTGCCGAGCGCGACGACCGGGAGGCCGAGCGCCTCCTGGACCATAAGCCAGCCCCCTCCCGGAAGTACCGGGAGCGGCGCTCTCCGCGCCCGTACCAGCGCCGGCGCCGCGTCCGGGACGAGGACACGAAGACCAGCGCTCTCTCCGACCGGGAGCTCGACAAGTACCTGGCGGACATGGAGAGCGTCACCCGGGAGACGGAGGAGGACCTGGACGACTTCGACTTCGACGGGGTCATCGACGCCCTCTCGGACGGCGAAGACATCCCGCCCGAGGTCGTCAAGCGGGTGGTCGAGGAGTCCGGGGCGGACTCGGTCGCCGACCTTCTCAGGGGCACGGAGAAGACTCTCGACTTCGACCAGGCCAAGCTCGACGAGCTCGACCGGGCCCTCGGCCTATCAGCGGCTTCTTATGGGAGATCACCCCTGATGAGCGCGAGGACTGGAACGTATCATGGCGTCCGCGACGTCCGGGGTAACCCGACGGACTCCCCGAACACCGTCTCGCTCCCCGACCGCCGCTATTTCACGGACAAGGACTACGACGTCATCGTCAAGTTCGCCGGGAAGCTTCTCGAGCAGGACGACTGGCTGAAGTACGGGTGGGACGGCGGCGCCGAGGACGCGCCCCTCCGCGCCGCCCTGGACCTCGCCATCCAGACCGCCAACGGTAACGCCTACCAGTCGAAGATCGACCCCGAGACCTACGACCTCCTGCTGAACCGTCTGGCGAAGTGGGGGTACGACACGTTTTCCGACACAGTCCTTCCCATGAAGGCCCTCAGGAGCGCTTCCGCCATGAAGAACACCGAGTCATATCAGCAGATCCTCAAGGTCGCCAGCGACCTCCGCACCACCAATCCCGCCGCCTCTCTGAGCATCCTCAAGAACCTCCGCGCTCTCGTCAGCTCGGACGCCGAGCCTGCTCAGACCATCTCCGAGGCCGCCGCCGTCGGGGCCCCGAAGGCCGCCGTGGCCGCCGCCCCCGCCCAGCCCGCCGTGCCGGCGGTCGCCGCCGAGACGGACGCGGACCTGGCCGAAGTTCCCCTCAACGTCCTCATGCGCGCCGCGGCCTCAAGCCCCGACGTGAAGGCCGCCCTGGGCCCGTACATCCTGGCCGCCGCCAAGAAGAAGAGCAAGAAGAAGGGCAAGGTCCCCCCGCAGTTCCTCAAGAACATGAAGGGGAAGGGCGACGCCCCGCCGAAGGGCAAGAGCAAGAAGGCTTCCATCGCCGCGGAGGACGCCTCCTGGTGAGGTGATCCCGAACTAGGCCATTAATCGTCGTCCCCGACTGCTGGAGTCCACACCCTCATGACCATCGACAAGAAGATCGCCGCCCAGGTCCTCGACACCCTCGACGCGACGGGTAACGAGATCGCCGCCCTCGCCGCCTCTGGCTTCCTGAGCCCCGAGGTGACCGGCGAGCTCCTCCACAACATCGACTCCTCCGCCGACCGCCTGCAGCTGGCGGCCTTCGGCCCCGAGGCCTTCGCCGCGTACAAGGCGAAGATTGCGAAGGTCATCAAGCAGGACTCGGACGAGCCCTACATGAAGACGTTCGACAACGTCAACGCCCCCGAGAAGGTCGAGGCGGACGAGCCGTACATGCACAAGACGGAGCCGAGCTTCAACTCGAAGTCGATCCCGACCTTCGACCAGGACAACTCCGCCGCCGTCTCCGAGCGCAGCGAGTACGACGTCCGGGACCTCTCGGAGTACGCGGACAAGACCACGAAGCAGCCGAGCTGGCCCGGCGGCTCCTCGGGCAAGAGCACGAAGCAGGGCGCGACGCGCCAGGCCTCCGCTCCCGCCCGCAAGACCTGGTCTCGCTGAACCGACAACCCGAACTCCCGTTAGGGGCTACTCCAGCATGCTCCGCACCGCGTTCGTAGACGACGTCGCCGCCGCGAAGGACTTCGCGTCCGGCGACGTGGTCCGTAAGACCGACTTCCGAGGGTTCTTCCCCAGCCCGTACGCGGGCAGGGTGGTGTTCGTCGACTACCGGAACGGGACCGTCCAGGTGCAGTGGCCCTGGGGCTCCGAGCAGGAGTACCCGACGGAGCTCATCCGCGACACGTCCGGCGACGTGATGCCCCCGGACTCCCTCGACCAGACCTACTCCAGCTGGGCGGAGTCCCGGTTCAGGAACGACGAGGCGACCGTCAAGGCCGACCAGAAGTGGCGGAAGAAGCTCGCCTCCGCGGTCGTCGCCCGCTACGAGGACGCCACGATGCCCGTCTGGAGGGCCGCCTGCAAGGCGCACCACTCCGGCATGGACGAGGTCTCCGCGTACCTCTCCGTGTGCGCCTCCCACGCCGACGAGTTCGGCGACGACGCCGTGCGCCTGACCGTCGCCAACCTCTACGAGGCCGGACGCTCCGTCCCGGCGAGGCTCGCCCTGTACTGGAAGGACAAGGGCCGCCGCTACAAGGTCACGCAGCGCGAGAAGAGCGTCGGCAAGATCCGCTGCCCCCGCTGCTCGACCGAGGGCATGAAGCCCATGACCTACCGGGCCGGCAAGAAGGTCCTGAACTGCCGCAGCTGCGGGTTCTCGATCTCGCCGAAGGACCTCATCTGGGACGACTCCGGGGAGGCCCAGGCCCCCGATCCCGCCCCCGAGCAGGTCAAGGCCGCCTCTCCGAAGCGCCGCGCCCAGGCGGCCGCCGAGGCCCTCCTCTGCATCGCCGCCTCCGTGGCCTCCGCCTCCCCCGCGGCCGCGGCCGCCCTCCACGCCGCCGTGGCCGGCCGCATCGCGGTCGTGAACCCCGGCGTCAAGGGCTGGGAGCGCTACATCGACGAGATGCTGGCGGTCCTCAAGTCCCTCGACCAGGAGCTCGACCAGGCCCTCTCGGATTACGAGACGGCCGAGGAGTTCTCCAAGTTCTTCGAGGACGGCATCGCGGAGGAGGACGAGCTCCGCAAGATCCTCGACAGCACCAAGAAGCTCGGGAAGGTGGCCTCCGCGGTCGCCGCCGACGACCAGACCTCCGGGTTCAAGGACTTCTTCAAGACGATGAAGAAGAAGTTCTTGAAGGACTGGGATGGCGCCCCCGACGACCCCGACTCGACCTCCGTCCCCGCCCAGTACCACATGGACGAGAAGGCGATGGACGACTTCGTCGAGGGGTCCCGCGACTGGCTCGACGCCTCGCAGTACGTCGAGATGGAGTACTCGGAGAACCGCGACTTCTTCGACTCCGCCCGCGCCCTCCTCGCCGACATGGACGACGTCCGCATCGAGCCCTCGAGGGAGAAGATCCGGGCCATCCGCGACCGCATTCCCGCCATCGTCAAGCGAGGCCAGGACATCCTCGGCCGCGCCCGCGAGCACCTGCGCGCCGAGTCCGTCGAGACCGAGGACCAGGACGAGGCCTCCGGCGACGACGTGAACCCGAGCAGCAAGTCGATTCAGATCGAGGACGACGACGGGCCGAAGCCCCACGGCGACTCGCACGGCGAGAAGGACCCGAAGCACCTTCAGTGGACCGTCAAGCACTACGTGGACATGCTCCGCGAGAGCCTCGACGACCCCGAGAAGATGAAGAAGTACCTCAAGGAGCTCTACAACGAGGTCGGTCCGCAGCTGAAGGCCGCGTCCGACGCCCGCAGGCTCCTGACCCCTCGCCTCATCAAGCTCGCCCGCGCCCGGCAGGACCTTCGCCCCGTCATCCTCCCGGCCGTCCGCGCCTACGCCGGCCGCTGACCCGGTAGCGTGCGGGGATGCGAATCCCCAACGCCCACGAGCTCTCCGCCGACCAGATCGCCTCCCTCGCGGAGGCGGTCGAGACGGCGCACGCCGGCCTCTCCGCCCTCCACCCGGAGCTGGAGGCCCAGCGCCTGGAGCAGCTCGACCTCGTCCTCGACGCCGTCCGCGCCGCCCTCGTCCCCTCCCATCCGACGAACAAGGACCTGGACTCCATGGTCCGGGAGATCCTCGGATTCGTCCAGAAGGCCCGCGACAGCGGCTTTTCCCCGACGGTCCTTTCGGCGGACACTCCGGAGACCCTCTGCGTCGGCTACGCCGCCTTCTACGTCGCGGACGGGAAGGAGACCCATATCCTCCGCAACGTGAAGATCACGGCGATGAAGGAAGCCGGGATCAAATACCCGCACCTCATGGCCCTCGAGCTCTTCAACTCCGGGAAGGGGAGGAAGAAGTGCGCCGCCCTCCTGACCGCCGGGGTAGACATCCTGGATCCCGCTGCCGTGGCCGCCGCTCCTCAGTTCCTGGTGGAAGCAATCCTTTAATCGGCGGACTCCCGTATGGCCGACGACCCCACCGACAAGCTGTTCCGCGAACTGGACCGAGAGTTCCCGAAGTTCAGGTTCGTCTACAAGGACGAGAGCTGGCTGATGAGGGCCATCGACGTCTTCCTGAAGGTGGTCTCGCTCGGGATGATGCGGACCTTCATGACGAAGTTCACGACGGTCGTCGGCTACACCATGTACGTCTCGAGGAAGGGCTGGTACGACCTTCCTCCGGTGGGGAGGGCCATCGTGATGCGCCACGAGCGCGTCCACATGCGCCAGCGCCGCAAGTACGGGATGCTCCTGTACTCGCTGCTCTACCTCTTCGTGCCCCTTCCCATGTTCCTCTCGTACTTCCGGATGAGGTTCGAGCGCGAGGCCTATGAGGAGAGCATCCTGGCGGCGGTCGAGCTCGGCCTCGACTCGAAGGACGGGAAGTTCCGGGCCGGCGTCATCCGGGCCTTTGTGAGCCCCTCCTACCTCTGGATGTGGCCCTTCCGAAAGTCGACCGAGGCCTGGTACGACGAGGCGGCCGTCCGCGCGATGGCGAAGGCCTTCGCCGCTAGGACTCCATGACGTCCTCGACGATCTGCATTCTCATCGCCTCCGCGTGAGCTTCCGCGGTCTTCTTCCAGAAGCTCTCCCTACCCCAGAAGCCCGGCTCCCTTAGCCTTTTCACCGCAGACTTCGGGACGTCCCCGCCCGTGCAGAGCTTGACGGCCGCCTCCGCTGCGGCCGTCCTCAGTCCGACGGGCCCTCCTTTTCCGTCCCAGTCTATTGTCCCCCTTCTCGTTATCCAGTACGGCCTCGTCCTCCCGTTCTGGTATTCCCTGAACCTGTAGACAAGCCCGTACCTCTTGTCGTGCTTCCCGACATGGAGGCACTCTTCCGGGTCGAAGACGTGGGCTTTCCCTCCTCCCGGGAGGCCTATCTCGTATCTTCTCTCCTTCTTCCCCTCCTTTATCCGGGCCGCCATCGTCCCTCCTAACAGGGACTCGACCCTCTCTATCGACCCGGGGCTCGTCTTCTCTCTCGGGACCCTGACCTTCCTCTTCTTGCCGTCCCTGAGGCGCTTCTCCTTCACGCCGGAGAGTACGCCTTCGGCCATCGGACTTTTGTGGGGCGCCGGTAGAGCAGCTCATGGCCTTCCGACGTACTGCCAACGCGCTTGTCTCCAAGAACGTCATCGACTTCGACGAGTGGATGGACGAGATGCGCCAGCAGCACGAGGGCGCGGTCTCCAAGGACCACGTCGGGAGGGTCGCGAAGGAGGTCCTTCGGAAGTGCGACCCCAAGCAGTACCTGCTGTCGCACGCGACCATCGTGGCCTCGGTCGACACCTACAACCCGAAGGGCGCGGTAACCGGGAAGCGGATGGAGCGGGGCGTCCAGATCGACGTCCGCCACCCCGACTTCCGCGTGAAGCCCGCCTGCCAGGAGATCATCAACAACAACGGCGACGCCTGGGAGCGCTCGCTGCTGCTGACGACCTACCGGACCTTCATCGGCGCCCCGAACTACCTGGAGCACATCCAGATCCCCGAGCTGTCGAAGGGCTTCATCGTCGACGCCATCGCCCGCGACCTGGGCGAGACCTGCTACATCGACATCCTCGTCGCGACGGACCGGAAGCACCAGATCCTCGTCCGCGACATCATGGCCGGCAACATCAAGGCCATGTCGATGGGCTGCATCAGCCTCTTCACGATCTGCAACAAGTGCGGGAACGTCGCCTCCGACGACACCCAGCTCTGCCCCTGCATCATGTACGACGGCAAGGGCAACAAGTTCGCGGACGACGACGGCGTGGAGCATCGCCTCGGCGAGCTCATCGGCCACGTCTCCGTCCCGAACAGCAACACCTTCATCGAGGCGTCCTGGGTCCGCAACCCCGCCTTCGCCGGCGCCGAGCGCCGTAACTTCCTCAACGAGGACATGTCGTCCTCCGTCGCCTTCTCGGACGCGCTGTCCCGCGGCGAGCAGGTCTCCATCCGCCGGTCCATGGACCCGCTCCCGATGGGGAACGCCAAGGCCGCCTCCACGAGGGTCGCCGAGGGCCAGGACCAGGGCGGCCAGGGTCAGTCCCAGGCCCCGTCCGACGACGCCGAGGGCGACTCCGGCGATGCCATGGACGACGCGGCGTCCGAGAAGGACTCCCCGCCCCCTCCTCCCGCCCCCGAGCCCGACTCGGGCGAGAAGATCCAGAAGATGGTCGACCAGGCCCAGGAGATGCTCATGGAGGGCATCGTGAAGGGCCTCGCGGACAAGCTCGCCCCGAAGCCCGACGACGTCCCGGCGGCGACCCCGTCGTTCGAGGACGCCAACCTGAACGAGACCCTCCTGACCGGCTCCTCCCGCTGGTCCTCCGAGCTCCGCCGCAAGTTCGCCGGCAACGACTCGCTCGTCGCCTGGTCGCTGCGCGTGGCCTCCCTCGTCCGCAAGGGCCGCGCCGCCGTCCGCGCCGCCGGCCTCACGCCGCGCGACCTCGTAGTCTTTTCATGGATTGACGACACCGTCAAGTCCGCGGCGAAGCCCGCGGCCATGTACCAGGCAGCGATGAGAGCAGGCGCCTCCTCAGACTTCCCCAGCGAGCGGTCCTACGTCGCCGCGTGCGGGGCGAGGCTCGGCCGCAGGCTCACCGCGGCCGACCAGACTTTCTTCGCTAGGATCGGCAGGATCGCCTCTGCTTCCTGCAGTATTTAAGACATTGATGAACAGCAGCCCGAGTAGGAGACAGAGTAAGCCATGAACCGTCAGCGCAGCACTTGGTCGAAGCCTGGAAGCGTAGCAGCGGCCCCGCGACAGGCGGCGACGTCTCGCCGCGCGGACGTTTACACCATGAACCAGGAGCACCCGCAGCCGGGCGTCCTCGAGTACGAGAACGGCGACCCCGACAAGTGGGCCGAGACTCCCACCACGAACAAGAACGTGGAGATGGACTACGAGGGCGATCACGTCCGTCGTAACGAGGTCGGCTTCGGCGAGATCCGCAAGGACACCTTCGACCACAAGGACTCGAAGGAGTGGGGCGGCTCGGGCAAGTACGACAACGCTCGCGAGGCCGCCGCGGTCCGCAAGGCGAACTACGCGCTCGACCTCTCCCGCGAGCTGCTCCGCACGGACGACGCCGAGGCCCTCATGAGCCAGGCCTCGGACCTGATGGCCCTCCCGGCCCGCGCGATCGCCTCGACCCTGAAGAGGATCGAGTCGCTGTCGCCCGACGCCCTCCCCCGCGACCGCAAGATCCGCCGCGCCACCGCGTGCTGCAAGCTCGCCTCGCGCGTCCTCCCCGAGGGCGCCCCCGAGCAGGCCGTCGAGCGCCTCGCCTCGCTCTTCATGCGCGTCGACGACCCGACCCTCCGCGCCATGCTGAATGTCGTGGCCTCCGTCCACGTCGCCAAGGACGAGGAAGAGAAGCCCGAGGGCCAGCAGGCGGGCGAGAAGAAGGAAGAGAAGCCCGAGGGTCAGCAGGCCCAGGCTCAGAAGGACGAGAAGCCCGAGGGTCAGCAGGCCCAGCAGGCGCCGCAGGCCCCCCAGGGCCAGCAGGCCCAGGGCGACGCGGCTTGCATGACCGCCGAGGACATGCAGGCGCTCGACCAGATGTTGGCGGAGGAGGGCTGCGGCCCCGCCGTCGCGCCGGCCCCGGCCGTCGCCCCCGAGCTCACCACGATCTTCCAGCCGCCCGTCGCCGCCCCGGCGATGGCCTCGGAGACCCCCGCGGTCGCCTCGGACGAGTCCTCGGACATCACGTTCGACGACGGCGACGAGGAGGAGGCCCACGTGGCCGGCGAGTCCGCGGAGCTCGCCTCGCTCTTCGACGAGCACCCCGAGGTGGTCGCGCAGCGCGAGATCCAGGCCGCCGAGCACCAGATCGCCGCCCAGCAGGGCGGGTACGGCGCCTCCCCGGCGACCCGCACGGCCTCGACCTCCGCCAAGCGGATCGGCAACGTCCGTCCCGAGCCGGCCCAGCGCCGCAGCGGCGACGACGACCTGGCGAACCTCTGGGAGCGCCCTCCGGCGATGTGACTACGTCCGGGCCCTCCGGGGCCCGGTCCATACTGAATAAAGGATACGCACACAGGCTTCCAACGAAGGTGACGAGAGAGACGGACGAGCGACACGACCTCCTGAGATCGACGGCTTCGCGGCCACGCCGGACTGAAGCCCGGCCTCAGTGAGGGGATGAAGCGCGGACGAGGATTTCGGGCTCCGACGCAACTGGAGAAATCATCATGGGATCTATTGGCGGACAAGAATCAGGCCCCGGCCTGAGCCAGGGAGCCCTGCGAATCCTCTACTCCTTGATCAAGGACACCATCGCGGTCCTGAGCTCGGACGGGTTCACGCAGGCCAACCCTAGCGTGGTTACCACGCCGTCTGCAGTGTCTACGACGCTGCCGGCGAACGTGAAGCGTGGCGTGCTCGGCGGCTCGGTGGCGTTCACTCGCCCGGACGTCGGCGAGAACACCATCGGCGGCGCGGCGCTCGTGAGCGCGGCGTACGTCGCGAAGACTCGGCCCCTCGGCCTCTTCATCAACGACGCGGCCGGCAACGCGTACGAGAACCTGCCGGCGGTCGCGTCGGGCAAGTGCCCGTACCTGCGCGGCGGCGCGGTCGGCGTGAAGATCTACGAGACGGCCAAGCAAACTGCGGCCTCGGTCTCCGCGGGCGCCTTCTCGGCCTCCGGCGGCACCGTCGGCACGGCCCTCACCTACAGCGTGGGCGACAAGCTCTACGCGTCGGTCAACGGCCTCCTCACCAACGACTGGACCGACTCGTACGAGGCCCAGTGGATTCACGCCGGCCTCTCCGGCAGCGCGTCCAGCGGTGAGCCCATCGAACCGAACGTGTCCCGTCTCGGGACCGTCCTCGCTCCCCCGGACTCCGAGAGTTCGGAGATGTTCGTCTCCCTGGCCTTCGTAGGCTGAGCTGAACGGAAAGAAAGGAAGAAGAAAATGAACGCTTCTATGAATCCGTTTGGCGTGCAGGTCGTCGACAACTCCATCAGGGAGTCGATCGTCGACAAGCACATCGGGACCTCGCGCGGCCGTGCACGCCTCGCAGCCTCGATGATTCAGCCGCTGCGCGAGCGCCGCGACTACTCGTCCGTCGGTCGCAAGACCTTCCTGGTCGAGCAGATCCCGGACGGCGCGCTGGCGATCTACGACAAGGACCCGAACGTCACGGCGTACGTGATCGGCGAAGAGGGCGAGAGCATCACCGCGGTCATGAAGCCGCGGCGCGTGATCTTCCCGCTGTTCGAGATCGCGGCCCTGCCGAAGGCCCCGCTGACGCAGATCAAGGAGCGTCGCTACGACCTCCTGAAGCGCATGCAGGACCTGGGCAAGGCTCAGATCCAGGCGGCGGAAGACGACCGCGTCTTCTCGATCATGGACGCGATCGCGGTCAACGGCTTCGACGAGCTGGCTGGCGGCACGAACCCGGACATCCCGGTGGTCGCGCCGATCTCGCCCGCCGTCCTCGCCGACGCGTTCGCCGAGATCGAGTACCACGACCTGCGCGTGGCTCGCGTCTACATGAACGCCCGTGACTACGCGGACATCCGCAAGTTCGGTCGTGACGTGCTGGACATCGAGTCGCAAGCCTCGCTGTGGAAGACGGGCATGATGGCTACCGGTTGGAACGCGCAGTTCATCGTCAGCAGGCTCGTTCCTGCCGGCGTCGTGTACTGCTGCTGCGAGCCGGAGATGTTCGGTCGCATTCCGGTGCGCACCGAGCTCACGGTCCTCTCGGCGGACAACCCCGAGGAGCGCACAATTGGTTTTTCAATGTTCGAGAATCTGGGCATCGGCGCGTACAACCCGCGCGGTCTCGTCCGGTTGATCGTCACTCGCTGAACCAATCCTGAGCTTAACGGCTCCTGAGCCCCGGCGGCGTAAGTCTCCGGGGCTCAGTCGTATTTGAAATCGTGGTGCCGAAGAGAATCTGCAAGGGTCCGTGCGGTCTTGAGCTCGACGCGACGGAGGATTATTTCTACTTCCGCGTCTCCTCCAAAAACGGGAAGTCTTATCCGTCGACCTACTGTCGGACTTGCGAGAAGGACAAGTCGTCGAAAAAACGGCGTGACATCTATGCCACCGACGAGGGGAAAGAGAATCCTTTCCCAGAACCAGACTTGGAGAGATGCTAATCCTGATTACGCCGAGCGAAAAAGGATAAAGCAAAACGAGCGGTATGCTCTGGACGAGGACTTCCGGGAGCGGAGGAAGGCTCTCTCCAAAAACTGGAGAGAGCTGAACCCCGAACGGAAAAGGGTCCTTGGGGCCGCTTGGTTCTTGAAGAACCGCTCTCGTCTTCGTGAAGAGTGGAACGAGCGCTTCCGTACGGACCCTGCTTTCCGTCTTCGGAGCAACCTCCGTCACGCCATCTGGGAAGCTCTAACCGTTCATGGGGGTCGAAAGGGAGGTCGTTCTATCCTGAAATATCTTCCTTACACGATGGAGGAACTGGTCACTCATCTCGAGTCTCTCTGGGAGCCTTGGATGTCCTGGGACAACTATGGGGTCTTGGACCTGGAGCGAAGGACGTGGCAGATCGACTATGTCGTCCCCCAAGCAAACTTTCCGTATTCTGACTTCGACGATCCGAACTTCCTGAAATGCTGGTCTCTCTCGAACCTCCGTCCGCTCGAGTCCTCGAAGAACGTGTCGAAGGGTTGCCGCTGAGTGTAACTATGCGTGATGCCGTCCATTGACGAACTTGCCGCCCTCAGGAAGAAGGCCGAAGAAGAGAGAGCCTCATCCCAGTCCCGGAAAGACGAAGAGAAGGCGGTAGATATCGCACGTTTCCGGAACCTTTATGGTACTTTTCCAGCCCGTCTCGAGGACTTTGCCCGGAGATGCAAAGTTAAGGGTCTTCGAGCTCGCTGGGATCCCAATAATATGCTTTCTGTGTCCGCTGATGGAGCGCGCTTGACCTTCAGTCTGTCCTGGTCTGGCATCCCTGGGCAGTGTGGATTTGAAGTGAAGGACTCCGTCGCTAGGAATAGTCGTCGCCAACGTGTCGCCATCGACGTACTTGAGGACGATTCGAAGCTCGAGGAGTTCTTGGTCGGGGTCTTAGAGCTCTACCTGTGATCTCTCCCGTGATCCCCGTCCACTTCGATATGGAGACGCAGGATCCGGACGACGTGATGACGCTCGCCCTCCTGGCGACTCATCCGCGCGTTCGCCTCGTCGGCGTCACGCTCACTCCGGGCGGACGGGAGCAGCACGACCTCGTCCGGCACGTCCTGGGCCTTCTCGGCCGCCCCGACGTCCCCGTCGGCTCCGGCGACCCCGCGAGGACGAAGCCCGCGGTTTCGGACTTCCACTATTTCTGGCTCGGACGCCCACCAGCCTCCGAGGGTTACTTCCCCTCCGCCCTGCAGGTCCTCCATGAGGTCCTCGGCGACTACCCCGACGCCGTCCTCCTCACCGGCGGACCGTTAAAGAACTTCCGGGTTCGCGACTTCCCGGACTTCTTCCGGACCTGGGTCGGCCAGGGAGGGTTCGCCGGGGACTCCGTCGTCCCTCCCGAGCACCGCCTCCCGAAGTTCGCCGGGCGCGAGACCTGCCCGTCCTTCAACCCTAACGGGGATGTGAAGGCCTTCCTCGGCATGCTCTCGGAGCCTCGCCTCCACGAGCGCGTTCTCGTCTCCAAGAACGTCTGCCACGGCGTTGCCTGGGACCGGGACTTCCACGAGCGCGTGAAGGCCCTCCCTCGGCGGACGGCGGGCCTCGAGCTTGTCCTCGGAGGGATGGAGCTCTACCTCCAGAAGAACCCCCTGGGGAAGCTCCTGCACGACCCTCTCGCCGCTTGCGTGGCCATCGACCGCTCCGTCTGCGGGCTCGCGCGCGTGGAGGCCTACCGCGAGAAGGGCGAGTGGGGCTCCCGCGTCCCCGAGCTCCCTTCCCTCGGCGACCCCGACGGCGGCGCCAACGCCTGGATAACGACCTCCGTCGACCGGGAGCGCTTCTTCTCCGTCCTCACGGAGTGCTGACCGAGAGCCCCGGTGCTCTGTGTACTCTTCCTTGTGTCTCGCAAGAGCCCTGCCGCGCCCTCCGTGGACTGGACAGAGCACCCCCTCTGCCTTGCCTTTTACTCTGACGCTCCGCCGATCGGAGCCCCGATCTACGACACTGTGCTCGGGGAGTGGAACCTTGTGGAGAGGTCCGGATCCCGCGTCTGGGTCGCGTCCCCGCCGCACCGCTCCACGACGCGCGTTGACTATTGCGTCGATGACCTGCACGACGTGTGCGGGAGCCTCCTGAAGCTGGCATCGGCCCTCGGGAGCTTCTTCGTCGTCCCTGGGAAGGACTTCCTGAAGGTTGGGGAAGTCCACTTTGGGAGCTCCCCCGAGTTCAGGCTTTCCCTCGTTCATCCTGGCGAGAGGAGGTTTCTGCACTGTGGTAAGAATGTCGAGTGTGCGGGCGTGCCTCCCGGGCACGCCGTCTCTTTCCATCTCGACGCGGACCGCGCTGGCCGTATCTCCTTCGACGTCTCGAGGAAGCGCTATGGCATCACGGTCTTCGACCGGTTCTTCGTCTTCCGCGTCCGCGAGGACGTTGGCGAGATGGGTCCGGTCCCTGCCTAGCTGTACTTCCCTCCCGTGCACTCCGAGCCGTCGACTCTTGACGCCCAGCGTTTCCTGAAGCTTCAGGACCTCTGCCGGAGGTGGGTAGGTCCCTGTCTGTAACTTCGGGTATGCATAACATCATCGACGAGTGCCGTGACTTTCTGGACAGACTTCGCTCCCTGGATGCCGTCAAGGCCAGGAAGGCGGCCGAGGAGGCCAGGGCCCGGGAGTTCAGGGACAACCGTGTCAAGAAGTTTCGAGACGACCTACCGATGGCGCTCGCCGACCTGGCCTCGCTCCTCGCGGAACGGAACGCCTCCAGCGACGACTCCTCCATCACCATCGACGGGCTCACCCTGGCGTTCCTCGTCCGGATCGACGACTCGATGCGCATCCAGTACGACATGATGGAGGAGAGGGGTGAGGTCGATGTTTCCTCCCTTGACTCTCCCGAGAAGATCCAGTCTTTCGTGTTGAGGGTCTTCCGGGCTCCTCTCGGCATCGCCTGATTGCGGCGCGCCTAGGCTCGGCTGTATCTCTCCTCCATGGCATCTGCCAAGAAGAAACCCGCGTCCTACGAGGACTCCTTCCGCCCTCTCTCCTGGATAGTCAGGAACGCCCCGAAGTTCGTCCGCCGGGACTCGGGCGGGCAGGACGCCCGCCTCGCGGCGGCTTCTGCTATAACGGAGGCCGGGGTCGTCGACCTCGTCGACGCCTACCTCCTCGGCGCGAAGAGGACGCGCCAGACCATCGACAGGTACCTGGAGCCGGTCTGGGCCAGCCTCAGGACCATCGTCGGGAAGTGACGGCCTCCCCTCCGTATCCCGCCCGTGCCCCGTCCCGCCCTCTTCCTTCTCCTTCTCGCGGTCGTCGGCTGCAGGCGCCCCTTCCTCGACTGGGTCGTGGTCCGCCCTCCCGAGCGCCCTCCGCTCGTCCTCCTTCAGTGCAGCCTGCGCGAGGACTGCCTCTCTGCCGCGGACCGTATCTGCCGCTATGGCTTCGACGTGGCCGACGGCGGCTTCGAGGTGAGGAGCAGCGACGACTCCCGAGCCCTGGAGGCCGCCCTCGACCAGGCGTGGAACCGAGGCGCTTCGTCGCGCGTCTCGACTCCTCGATGGTAGCCCGCTGTCGCGAGCCCGGCCCTCCTCCCACGCCGCCGAGGGTGACCGTGACGAGGAGCGTCCCGGCCGTGATACCCTCGACGGCCTCCGACCCCGGGTTCTAGCGCCTTTCTCCGTACGCTCGCGGTAGGGTTGGCTTACGGCCCTCCCTCGGGCCGGCACCGCAAGGGCCAGCCCTCACCGGCCCGCAGGAGCGGCAGAGCGAGTACGAGCTCGCGCAGGGGCTGACACGGTCCTTCCCGGACCGGACGGCGAGTGAGGGTCGCGCGGATCCGGTCCGAGCAAGAAGGTCCGCATGTCACGCAAGTTCAAGAAGCTCGTGCGCTCTGTCTCCGAGAAGTCCGGCGTCTCCCACGCCGGGGCCGTCAACCTCCTTCGCCGCGGGAACCCCGCCCCTGTCAGGGCGCTCGACCCCGTCCTCATCCGCTCGGGCGCGAAGGCCCTCGCCGGGAAGCACACGCACGAGGCCGGCGTCGTCTCCGCCGTCCTCGACGACGGGGACGTCATGGTCACCCCGGCCGAGCCCCGGTCCACGCAGGGCGGCATCTCCTTCTGGAGGCACGAGGAGCCCGCCCGCTACTCGGCCGCGGACGTCCGGCACTTTCCCCTCAAGAAGGGGGAGAGGTTCGCCCGGTTCGTGGAGGACGTGTTCGACGTCCGCCTTTGCTTCTCCCAGTCCTCGGACGAGCCCGTCCTCTACGGGCACAACCGTCCGGCCATGTACGAGAATGGGACTCCTCTCCACTATGTGATCATGGATAAGCCCGTCGGGAAGACGTCGTACGTGATCGGCGAAGAGGGCGAGAGCATCCTCGCGATAGCGAAGCCGCGCCGTGTTATCATCCCCCTCTGGAAGACCTCGGCGGACTTTCTCGACAATGATAGGATAGTCGGCTTCGACGCGGTGAAGATCCGCCGCGCTGTCCGCGATCGGATGCTCGCCCTCATCGACGCCTCGAACTTCGTGCACGACCTGCTCGCGGCCGGCCCCGACTGCGGCCCGCGGGGCGAGCCTGTCCACCTCTCCTCCCCTCCGGACGGGGCCGAATGGTACGTCGCCGACCTCGACGACCACCTCTCCCCGGACTGCGGTATGCTCCTCGACGCTCCTCCGCTTCACTCGCCGTTCCGCTACGGATGCGGTCGCGGGAAGATCGGGAGGTGGGTGTCCGGCCCGACCTTCTCCGGCCTCTATCTCTGCGAGGGCGAGACCTCGGTCGTCTCCCCGAGGACATGCCGGGCCTGCCGCTCTCCCCTCCGTCCGGAGAACCTCCGGATTGCGGACGGTTGCCCGTGTAACTCCCCGCGCGGGGTGAACCACGGCCTCGTGCCGACGGACACCTGCACCTGCCCGGAGTGCGATCCTGCGCAGACCGGGAGCACTCGCTATTCCGCCGTCAGCGGACCCTGATCGTCGGGCCTCCCGTCAGGAGCCCGAGCCCCTGAAGGACCCAGAGCAGGAGGCAGACCACGACGACCACGGACAGGAGGGTCTTTATCCTCGCGTCCATGGGGATGAACGTCTGGATCGCCCAGACGAGGAAGCCGACGAGGGCGAGGACCAGGATCAGGGTTACGAGGCTCATGGTAACCCTGACTGTGCAATGAGCGTTCCATCCCCCTCTCGGGGGATCCGGGGGTCTCCCCCGTTGCGCGGTCGCCCCGCCGTTCACCTCCGCCACGTTCCTGGGCACCTCGGGCGTAAGCTCGCCCCGTGACGGACCATGACTGGGAGGAGGTGCCCCTCGAGCCCACGACGCGCTCGACGTCCGAGTTCGAGGTTCCGTCCCGGGAGGACCCCTCTCTGCTCCAGCGCGTGAGCGTGAACCTCGAGCTCAACTGGGTCTACGCCCGGAAGGTCGGGGAGAGCGAGGACGGCTCGGCCGTGCTCGGCCGGATCACGAGCCTCCGCAGGTGCCGCGCCTGCCTCCAGGAGTCGACGAACGGCGAGGAGCCGGAGGAGGGTTGCGGGGCCCGGCAGGTCCGGAGGGTGATGGAGGAATGACCTGCCGGCACCGCTTCGTGGCCGTCGGCCCCTACGTCCAGTGCGACCTGTGCAAGGGCGGCAGGGAGCTCCGCGGATGGAAGGCCGCCTGCAGGCGCCTCCTCGGGCCGCGTCCGGCGGAGCGCACCGCCATCATCGTCAACGACCGGGGAGAGGTCTTCGTCGGATGGCGATCCGCCGTCTCGCTCTCCGAGAGCGGCTACGAGACCTATTACTCCGTCCCGTGCTTCGCGAGGGTCAAGAGGGTCGTCGTGGAGCCGGGCCACCTCCGCCCGATGGGGACGGAGGTCGGGGACGTCTACTACCTGAACTCCCCTAAGGTCTACGGCTCCGTGCGGGCGGCCGAGCGCGCGGCGAGGCGCATCGGGGGCTTCCCTAGCCGCCTCGCCGTGGTCTACTGAGTCGGCCTTTCCGCCATTGCCCTCTCTATCGCCTCCCGGAACTCTTCCCTGAACCCTGGCCGCTCCTCGAACGCCCTGTTGACGGCGGCCTCCATCGCGTGGGCGACGGGCCCGCAGTGCGCGCACCAGTGCATGACGGCCCCGCCCTTCACGTCCGTGTAGTCCATCCGGTAGCGCGGGTCGGCCTCCTTCAGGCACGCGGGGTTGTCCCCGTAGTCGTGGCAGAGCTCCATGAGCGGAGCGTACGCTCGGCCGTGGACGAACCCTGTAACTGCTACGACTGCCAGCTTGTGAGGGCCGGGTGCGCCCCTCCGGACCTTCACGCCATGGGGGCCCTAAGCGTGTGGCAGAGGCACTACCCCGAGGGCGCGAAGGTCGCCGCCCTCCCGGCGGTCGTCCGCGGCTCCCCTGGCGAGGGCGGCGCGTTCTCGATGGAGAGGGCCAACGTGATCCTCCGGGCCGCGAGGGCGAGGAGGAGGTTCGAGCGCGGGGTCCCCGTCGTCCCCCTGGAGAGGGCCGACCTGCTGGCGACGCTCCAGCGCCGGCGCGCCCAGTACATGCAGACCGCTCCCCCTCCGGAGCTCCCCGACTGGATGACGACGGAGCCCGAGGTCCTCCGCATCGCCTCCCCCGGGACCTCCTTCCCCTGCCAGTGCGGGAGGCCCGCCGTCGCCCGCCTACGCCACAAGGGGGCCGGGATCTTCACCATCTCCGCCGTGACCGGGAGCATGTGCTGCTCTCACGTCGTCCCCGAGCTGGAGGAGACCGAGTAGGTCCTCGGGACGGCGGCTGTAACGTCGGCCGTGCCCAAGACCAAGTCCTCCCCGTCCCCGTCCTCCAAGGCGGGGATCACCAGGAAGCGCGGCTTCGTCAAGCCTCCGTCCGCCCGGACCCCGGCGGCCTCCCTGCCTCCCCTCTCCCAGACGGAGGCCCTTCACGAGCGGCTGGAGGAGCGCGCCCTCAACAAGGCCTGGGAGGAGAACCGCCTGACGGCGCCGCTCAAGGGCATGCACTGACCCCGTAGGTCTCCCCTCCGCCCCCGTAGTCTCGGGCATGCGGTTCTACATCCTCACCCGTCAGCCCGGCGAGGGCTGCGACTACACCATCGGCTGCGGCATGCGCTGGGCACTCATCGAGGCCGGCACTGTCGAGGAGGCGGCGATCATGGCCGCCCAGAAGGTCCGGGACCGAGGCTGGCGCGGGGAGGGTGCCGACAAGGCCATCCTCGTCCCGGCCGACTCCGCCGTCGACCTGGCTCCCCTCCTCGACGCGGACGTCGCCCGGGAGGCGGCCGAGCGGGACTTCGCGGAGCGGCAGAAGACCGAGGCCTCCGAGCGCGCGGAGTACGAGCGCCTCCACAAGAAGTATGGCTGAGGTCGTCCACGTCCGACAGCCCGCCGGGAAGCCGTACTGCGGCCAGTCCGTGCTCGCCATGGTCCTCGGCCTCGACCTCTGCGCCGGCATCGTCAGGATGGAGCACGCCCGGAGCACCAGGACCCGCGAGCTCGTGGACGCCCTGGGCGACCACGCCCTCGACACGCGGCTTCGGCTCGTGAACAAGACCCATCTCCTGGACCTCCCCGACCCCTGCGTCCTGAAGGTCCGGTGGAAGAAGGGGAGCCACTACGTCCTGCGCGTCGGCCTGACGGTCCACGACCCCATCATGCCGCGGGGCCTGGACGTCCTCTACTGGGCGGAGTGGCTGGCGACGGTCGGCGGCCGCGTCACGAGCTACCTCCGCGTCCGCCTCGCCGAAGGTCCGCCCTCCATCGTCGTAACGCCGGGCGCATGAGGCTCTACATCCCTGCCTGCGGCGACCGCCTGACCCTCTCCGCCCCCTGGACCTTCCACCTCTACCTCGAGCACCGGAACGCCGAGTTCGCGAAGATCAGGGGCGTCTGGCCCGACGGGGCGAAGGGCTGGTCCCTGTATACCGCGGGGGACCTCCGCCGCGAGGAGGTGACCCTCCCGGCCGGCACTGTCCTTTGCTGCGACCGCGTCTACATCCGCACCCAGAACAAGTCTCGCGTCCACGCTGAGGACGACTACGACAGCGTCACGTGGAAGGTCCTCGGCCCGAACGGCAAGCAGCTCAAGAAGCAGCGCTTCTGGGCGAAGCTCCACCAGGTCATCGAGATCGAGTACGACCCCGAGAGCCTGATGACCTACCGGGACATGGTGAAGCTCCCGAAGCTGATCATGGAGTCGTGAGGCTCCCCGACCGTAAGGTCGGGCATGACGTCAAGAGACTTCTGCTACTGGCTGCAGGGCGCCATGGAGCTCGGCCAGGTCAAGAGCCTGAGCGAGGAGCAGACCACGGTCCTACGGAACCACCTGAACATGGTGTTCGTCCACGAGATAGACCCGTCCCTCGGCGACGAGGCCCACAAGGAGGAGGTCCGGAGGGCGCACGAGGGGCCGGAGGCCTCCACGGCAACCCCCGCCGGCCGCCCTGGCCTCGTCCGCCCCGGCCTCCCTGGAGGAGGGTCCTTCGACCCCCACACGACCAGGATCATGTGCTAGGACTCGAGGACCGACCGGACCACCGCCGCGTCCACGAGCTGCATAAGCTCCTCCCTCGTGACCCCGACGTCCAGCAGATAGACGAGGAGATCCTCTATCTCCGTGGCGAGCTTTCTCGGCTCGTTCTTGAGCCTGGCGATGACCACCTCGGCCTTCGCCTTGTCGCCCTTCACCGCCATCTCGAACTCCACGAGGGCGCCTTGCGGCCTCACCTCCTCGATGAGGACCTCCGTCATCGCCCCGTCCTTCTCCTTGAAGGAGACCTTCGACCGGCGGACGGGCTCCCTCCCCGGCGCCGACGGGAGGACGTGGTAGACGTGGGTCGCCGCGGCGGACCTTATCCGCCTCCCGCCCCTCGCGGACGGCCAGCCGTCCCTCAGGTGCTCCAGGGCGCGGCCGACCTCCCGGTCCACCTGTTCTCTCATCGCGCGGTCGAGCGGGGACGTCATCCCCTCCTCTATCCCGGGCGACCCCGGACCTCCGTAGCGTTTCCTTATGGATTCCACCTGCATGCGCGTCGTGTCGACGGGCGACGTCAACATCACCTCGAGCTCTCCTCCCGCCGTCGTCGGGACCTGCTCCCAGTGCGGGGGCCGCGTCTGCGTCCCCACCTTCGTGCAGGTCGGCGTGACCGACGAGACCCCGACCTGCGCCGACTGCGGCGCCCGGAAGGTCTTGCCGGCGCACGGGCCCGTCGTCGAGACCCGCGGCGGGCGTAAGGGATAGGGATGCCGAGGTGCGTCGACTGCGGGGACAAGGACCTTCCTGAGAGCGCCTTCTACCGGGCTACCGGGAAGAGGCTCGGGAAGAGGTGCAAGGTGCACGAGAGGGCCCGGAAGGACCGGGTCGCCGCGGAGAAGGTCGACCGGCAGAACCGGCAAGAGCACGGGAGGCCCGCGTGAGCAAGCCATGGGCCCAGGTCGCGGCCGTCGCCTTCTACGCGCTGGCCCTCGGGTTCACCGGGTGGGCAGCCTTCATCCGCGAGGACTACGTGGCCTCGGCCGACCCGGAGGTGGTCGCCCAGCTCCAGGAGGCCGACCCGTCCGGCGCCCGCGCCAAGGCCTACGAGGCCGGCCTCGCCCAGCTCACCGAAAGCGCCAAGAAGAGGCAGGACCTGGCCTACCAGAGCTTCTCTTTGCTCCTCGGGGCCGCCATCGGGTACGTCGCCGGCCAGGCCTCCCGGCGTAACGTCGCGCGATGACAAGCCCCGACTACGACGCCGAGTGCCGCGACTACCTCAAGTCTCTGATCCGCCAGTACTCCATCCGGGTCTCGGAGAGCGAGTTCACCCTCTCCTCGGGCGAGAAGAGCAAGGTCTACTGTGACCTGAAGAAGAGCGTCCTCCGTCACGACGCGGCGGAGGCCCTGGCGAGGCTGATCCATCGAGCGTCCGAGCCCTTCGGCCCCGTCGACGCCTACGCGGGCGTCGCCCTCGGCGGGTGCCACCTTGCCTCCGTGGCCTCCACCCTCTCGGACCGGGCCGCCGCCCTTCACGTCCGCAAGGAGGCCAAGGACCACGGGACGAAGAACCTGGTCGAGGCCCCCGAGCTCCCTCCGGACTCGAGGGTCGTCCTGGTCGAGGACGTCACCACGACCGCCGGCTCCGCCCTCCGCGCCCTCGAGGCCCTGAAGGCCGGCGGCCACAACGTCGTGGCCGTCGTCACCGTGGTCGACCGCCGCGGCGCCTGGACCTTGGAGGAGCCCGCGCCCGAGGTCGGCGGCGTCCCGATCGTCGCTCTCTACAGGCTCGAGGAGTTCTTCGACTCCAAGCCCGTCTAGAAGACGGCCTCGTTCGAGAGGCCGACCTTTCCCGGAAGAAAGTCGGCCTCTCCGTGCATCCCGGGCCTCAGTCTTGCTCGTCCTCCTCTCCGAGGGCGCTGCTCGTTCTGCGTACCTTCCGGTTCCCGGCCTTATACTCCTCGGCCTCGAGGAGGAGCGGTGCCCACTTCAGGTACTCCGCCCGTGTCCTCGGGTCGTTGAAGAACTGTCTGAAGTCCCCGGGCTGATAGGCGTCGACGTTCAGCACGGCCGAGGAGTGGATGGTGATGGTCGTGAGGATCCGGGGCTCTCGCTCTCTCCAGTCCGAGACCCTTCTCCTCCACCACTTGTACGTGAGCTTTCCCGTCTTGGTCGCCGCGGCGATCCGGGCGAACTGGCCCGGCCCGGGGTTCCCGTACGGCTCGTGCTCCTCCGGGAGGTACGTCCTGTCCCGCGTCCTGTAGTCGGCCTGGAGCCTCTTTCTCTCCTTCTCGCCCTCGTGCCTGCGCCAGGCCTTCTGCTGGCCGACCGTGACCGTCCCGGCCCTGATCGACGCGTTCAGCCTCGCCCGGTACGCCTCGAAGTCCGGCCTCTCTCCTCCGACCAGGGCGCGCGACTCATCGTACTCGAGCTCGAGGGCGGCCTGGAACCCCTCGGGCGTCCAGATCTTCCATCCGGGGTGCGGGTGCAGGACCTCCGAGCGGTCGAGCAGGCCCTGCAGGACGAGCACTATCCGGTTGTGGTGCTCGATCTCCTTGTGCCTCTTCCTCAGGATGTCGTCGTACAGGACGTTGGTCTGGTCGAAGGGGACGTACTCCTTGTGCGGCGCCCTCTCCTCCCAGCGGTTCGCCATTATCCCGCTCTCGTCCTTCGCCCTCTTCGCCGCCCTGAGGTCCTCCTTCCTCTTCTTCTCCCTCTTCTCCCACTCCTTCTTCATCTGGAGGTACTCCCCCTCCGTGATCATCGGGTCTTTCGTCAGCCCGACGAAGGTCTTGGCCCACATCCTCTCCGTCCCCTTGAGCGAGACGTCCATGTCGGGGAAGAGCTTTTCCCCGAAGTCGATGGCCGTCCTCATGCGGTATAGGCGCTCCCCGTTCCGGATGTAGAGGAACGTCGTCTCGTCGGCCTTGCTCTCGTCGTTCATCAGCATGCTGATGAACCCTTGCAGGCTCGTGGCGGCTCGCTCCTTCCTGTCCCTCCGGACCCTGAACGCCGTGACGCACCGGGGGTGCGGGAGGAGCCTGGACAGGTTGGCCTCCCTGGCTATCCACTCGTCGAAGTCCCCGATGTCCTTGAACTCCATGCCTCCGACCTCGTACTGGGCCAGGCACTCTTCGTCCATGTAGCACCGGCGCTGCATGAGGTGGACCTTCTCCGCCACCCCCGCGGGCTCGCCCTCCCTCACTACCTTGACCTGCTCCGAGAGGCCGGCGTAGAGGTCGACGTTGAAGATCCTCCCCTCGATGAGGTCTATCGTCCCCTTCAGGCTCTCGGCCTCCGCCCGTAGCGGGATGAGCTTCGCCTTCATCCAGAGGGACGTCGTCTTGTTCGAGTCCTTGATCTCGTCGAACAGCTTGGGGAGGGTCTCCTTCTTTGCCCTCACCAGGGCCGCCTTGTGCTCCTCGGCCGAGACCGACGAGTCCATCCTCGCCAGGGCCTGCCCCTCGCTCCCGGTCCCGAGCCCGGGCGCGCTGGTGAGGGCGAGGCGGGCCGTGATGTCCCGGACCTGCTCCATGAGCTGGTTCGTCCGCCGCTGCGAGGACTCGATGCCCTGCGCGATGACCGGGTCCGGGTCCGGCTCCGGGCGACACCTCTCGTCCCAGTGGTCGAAGTGGATGCGCTCGGTCTCGCGCCCGACGACCGGGTCGACCTCGGCGTAGTTGGACCCGACCTTCACGATGCAGGACAGGAACTCTTCCTCCTCTCCCTCCCGGTTCTGGAACTTCGTCCAGAACCACTGCCCGACCTCCAGGTCCCGCCCTCCGTCCTCGAGGGACTGCCTCCCCGCCGCCTTGGGGACGACCTGGATCTTCTTCGTCATTCCTCCCCGTACGCTCGGAGTCCCCCGGTTTCCGGTTGTACCGATGTCCTCGATGATCGTGCGCGGAATCGACTTTGGCCGTGTCCTCAACTCCTCCGGCGCCCGCGGGTTCTTCGGGGAGGGCTACTGGTTCCACCGGCTCTTTCCCGGGCTCGACTATCGCGGCTCCACCTTCGTGGCGAAGACCACCACCCTGGAGGCCCGCGCCGGGAACATGCCGCTGCGCGGCGACTACACCCCGGCGGAGGTCTCCCCGAAGTGCATCGTCGTGAAGCCGTGGAAGGGCGTGGTCCTAAACTCGGTCGGCCTTTCGGGCCCCGGCATCGCCCCTCTCCTCAGGCGATGGTCGGGCTATCACGGCTTCCCGGACTCCCCGGGAGGGAAGATGATCTCGGTCATGTCGGTCCTCCCGGACTCGAAGGACCGGGCCGACGAGATGCGAAAGATCGCGGACGCCGTCCACGCCTCTGACCTCCCTCGCGATGTCGGCGTCCAGCTGAACCTTTCCTGCCCCAACGTGGGCCTCAACCCGTCCTACCTCGTCCAGGACGCCCAGGCCCAGCTTGACGCGCTTCGCCCTCTCGGCCGCCCTATCTTCCTGAAGGTGAACGTTCTCTTCCCGGTGGAGGCGGCCCTCGAGCTCTCGAAGCAGCCGGGCTGCGACGGGTTCGTCGTGTCCAACACGATCCCCTGGGGGAAGCTCCCGGAGCGCATAGACTGGCGCCGCCTTTTCGGCTCCGACGTCTCCCCGCTCGCCTCCATCGGCGGCGGTGGCCTCTCCGGCAAGCCGCTCCTTCCCCTGGTGACCGAGTGGGTCCGCTCTGCCCGCGCGGCCGGCGTCCATCACTTCGCCAAGATCGTGGGCGGAGGGGGCATTCTCTCCGTCCGCGACGCGGCCGAGATGGTCTCCTCGGGCGTGGACGCCATCGAGCTCGGCTCCATCTCCATCCTCCGCCCCTGGCGCGTCGCCTCCGTCATCCGGTACGCCAACGACATGATCCCCCGCTCTATGCCGCTGAGGGCCCTGACTTGACCGACAAGATAACCATCCGAGTCCCCGACGACATGCACGTCCACTTTCGGGAGGGCGACATGCTCCGGAAGGTCGTGCCGTGCACGTCGTCCGTGTTCGGCCGCGCCCTGGTGATGCCGAACACGGCCCACCCGATGCTGGGCGGGGCGGACGTCTGCGCCTATGCCGAGGAGATCAACCTCGCGGCCAACAGGCTGAACCCCTCCGTCCCCGAGGGCTGTCCTCCCTTCCGTCCCCTGACGACCGTGAAGCTCCTAAGGAGCTCCACGCCGGACGTCCTGCACGACGCCGCGGCCGGCGGGGCGGTGGCCGCGAAGTTCTACCCCGAGGGCGTGACCACGAACTCGCACGACGGGGTGGCGGACCTCCGCGAGCTCGCGGTGTCCCTGGCCGCGCTCGAGAGGCTCGACATGGTCCTCTGCCTGCACGGCGAGGTCCCGGGCGCCTTCTGCATGGACCGCGAGGCCCTCTTCCTCGACTCGCTCCGCTGGGCGGCCTCCTCCTTCCCGAACCTGCGCATCGTCCTCGAGCACGTGACGACGGCCGCGGCCGTCCGCGAGGTCCGGGCGCTCCGCCCTGGCGTCGCCGCGACCATCACGGCCCACCATCTCTTTCACACCCTGGACGACGTCGTGGGAGGGATGCTGAACCCCCACGCCTTCTGCAAGCCCATAGCGAAGACCCGGGATGACCGTGCCGCCCTGCGCTCCGCGGCGGTCTCGGGAGACCCGAAGTTCTTTTTCGGGTCCGACACCGCCCCTCACCTGCGGGGCAAGAAGGAGTGCGCCAGCGGCTGCGCCGGGGTCTTCTCCGCGCCATGCGCCATCGAGTCCCTCGCGACGGCGTTCGACGAGTGCGGCGCCCTGGATAGGCTCGAGGACTTCGTCTCCCACTTCGGGGCGGACTTCTACGCCGTTCCTCGCAACCCCGGGACCATAACCCTTGCCCGCGAGGACTGGCGCGTCCCCGACGAGGTCCACGGCGTGGTCCCGTTCATGGCCGGGAAGTCCTTGCCCTGGCGCGTGACCTCCGATCGTCATATGTCGTTCGTCGCCTCGCGCCCGACTGTAGAATCTGGCCATGTCTAGCCTGACCATTTCCCAGGGCCTTCGGCAGGTCGCCCGCCTCAAGGGCAAGATCGCCGAGTCCAAGACGCGCCTGGCCGGCTCGGTCTTCCATCGCGACGACCAGCCTCCGGCCTTCCAGTTCTCCGCCACCGTGGAGCGCCTGAAGGTGGACAAGGCCGAGCTCATTAAGCTCGAGTCGCGCATCGCCCTCACCAACGCCTCCACGAAGGTCGAGTTCGAGGGCCGGCAGATCACCCTGTCCGAGGGCATCAAGCGCCTTCAGGAGGCAAAGGACGACATCGCCTGGCTCAAGGCCATCCCCTGTCAGGCTGCCTCCACCGGCTTCATCCTGGAGCACGTCCGCCTCCCGAACGGGGAGTACGGGCACCAGAAGGCCTCGACGACCTGCCACTTCACGGAGCAGCAGCGCTCGGACGAGGTCGACAAGGTTCAGGCCGCGTTCGACGCCCTGAACGACCTCATCGAGAAGAAAAACCACGAGACGGAGCTCGTCGCTCTGTAGCGTGCAGCCTGCCTAGGGCAGGAGGAAACGAACAGAGGTGCCCGGCGTGCGACCCGCCCTTCGGGAGCGGGAAGCCAAAGTAATCTTCGGATTACAACCCTCTAAAATCGTCACGGTTCTGGTATCCCAGCATTCAGCTTTCCGACCAGAAGTAAGCTCTAAGCCCCGAGCCTCGAGCGACGAACCGTGAGCCCTCCTCAAACCGAGCACATCCGTCACGACCTCCTGCCCTTCGCAACGTTCCCCGGTAACGTCATCCCGCAAGGAGCTACGAAATCAAATGGCAGACAAGAAGACCTCGAAGAAGACCGCGAAGAAGACCCCCGCCAAGAAGGCGGCCAAGAAGGCTCCCTCCAAGAAGAAGTGAGCCTATCGTCCGGGCGCGCCGAGGGACCTGCCCAGTGCGGTCGACCTCGCCGTGCTCCGGACGATCGCCCTGGTCGTGAGCACTCCTCCCACGAGGACGGCCGCGGCCAGGGCGAGGACCAGGAGCCCCCAGTTCCCGTCAGAGTCGTCCGAGTCTGAGCTGAAGATGGAGCTCACGTTGCCGGCGGCCTCGGGGACGTATCGCATCGCCCCTCTCATGTTGTATACCTGCGCCCAGGTGTCGTAGGCGGCCACCGCGGCGGAGCCGAGGTTCCTCTCGCGGTACGCGACTCCCCACGCGTGGACGGTGATGGCGATGCCCGATCCCAGGACCGGAAGGATTATTGCTAGGTAGACGAGCGACGTGACCCCGTCCGCGACGACGGGCGGAAGGAGCGCGTGCGCGGGCGCGCCGTTCTCCCCGTCGACGGTGATCGCGGCCGCGGCGTTCGCGATGACGACCATGTAGCACCAGCTGAACCCGCAGGCCGACATGATCGCGCCCATCCAGTTCATGAAGTGCGGGACCCCTCCCGAGTGCCTCGTCTCGTTCCAGGTCTTACCGCAGCCCCACGCGTTCGCCCAGGAGATGGCGAAGTTCAGGATCCACATTAGCACTATCATGGGTACCGTCCCTCGTTGTGATCGGGTTCTACGGTACCGCCACGTCGAGCTACGACAACGGCCCCTATGACGTGGGGACGACGTCCTCCTCCGTCCTGTCCCTGAACGGCCAGACCGCCGTCTCCGTCCCCGTCATCTACGTCTACGAGTATCGCCGCTCTGAGGAGCTCGTCGTCGAGGAGAGGGTCCGTGACAAGGCCCAGGTCGCTCGGGAGAAGATGGCCTTCCACGTCGCCTCGCTCTCCCCCTCCTGGTCCAGGGAGAGGCCTCCCTCGCACCGGCCTGCCCCTCCCTCCCAAGCCCCCCAGATGGTCCACCGGAAGCGTTGTTTCGCCCGCTGTGGGACCAGGCGCGAGCGCGTCTCCGGGTAGCCCTTCCGATGTAATATCTCCTCTAAGGAGATATCCTCATGCAGGCTACGACGTACCCGGTCTCGAGCAACCTTCATCTCGTCCATCTTCCGGTCTCGAAGGCCCCGCCGGCGAAGCCTAAGGAGGTGCCGACGAACCACGTCGTAATCATCGACTGCTCGGGCTCCATGAGCTGGGAGCTCCCGAAGATCCGCGAGCAGCTGAAGAGGAAGCTCCCGAAGCTCCTGAAGGAGAAGGACACCATCTCCATCGTCTGGTTCAGCGGCCGCGGCCAGCACGGGGTGCTGCTCGAGGGCGAGCCCGTCGCCACCCTGGCTGACCTGAAGGACGTGGAGAACGCCATCGACCGGTGGCTCAAGCCGGTCGGCCTCACCGGCTTCAAGGAGCCTCTCGAGTCCGTCCCGGCCCTGGCGGAGAAGGTCGCCAAGAAGACCCCCGGCAGCACCTTCTCCCTGTTCTTCATGTCCGACGGCTGCGACAATTGCTGGCCGCGCGGGGACGTCCTGAAGGCCGTCGAGAAGGCCGGATCCGTCGTCTCCGCCGCCACCTTCGTGGAGTACGGGTACTACTCGGACCGCCCCCTCCTGACCCAGATGGCCGAGAAGTGCGGCGGCGCCGTCATCCACGCCGCGGACTTCGACGCCTTCGCCCCCACCTTCGAGGCCGCGATGCAGCGCCGGCTCTCCGGCGCCCCGCGCGTGGAGGTCAAGATCCCGGACGACGTCGTCGGCGGCTTTGCCTACGCCGTGGTCGGCGACGAGGTCCTGACCTTCGCCGTCGAGTCCGGGGCCGTGCAGGTTCCGGAGGACCTCTCGGGCGTCTACTATCTCGCCCCGGGCCTGGCCTCCGGCAAGGCCGTCCCCGACCCGTTCCCCCTCTACGCCGCGCTCTCGCTCTACGCACAGCGCATGAAGTCCGACGTCGTCCTCTCGCTCCTCAAGGTCACCGGGGACGTCCGCTTCATCAAGAAGTTCTCCGGTCTCTTCGGGAAGCAGAAGTACTCGGAGTTCGTGGACGACGCCCGCCTGGCGACGTTCGACCCGTCCCTCCGCCTCATCGAGGGCTGCAACCCGAACCTCGTCCCTCCGGACGACGCGTTCACCGTCCTGGACCTGCTCCACGTCCTGTCCGAGGACGACGGCAACCGCCTGCTCCTCGAGTCGCCCGACTTCAAGTACTCGCGCATCGGCCGCTCCACCATCGACGCCTCCGAGGTCCTGACCCTCGAGGAGCAGGCCGAGGTGGACGAGCTGACCGCCAAGATGTCGGGCGAGAAGAACGCGAAGAAGGTCGCCGAGCACGCGGCCCGGATCGCCGCCATCACGGCCGGGAAGGAGGCCCTGAAGTTCGAGGCCTACCCGGCCCCGGACGGCTACTCCGTCTCCAACCTCGTGTTCAACGAGGACCGCCCAAACGTCTCCGTCCAGGTCCGCAAGCCCGGGAAGGTCGACATCTCGTCGCGCGTCCCGTCGGAGCTCAAGGACCAGCTTCCGAAGGAGGTCGACACCGCGATCACGCGCAACTACGCGATCGTCAAGGACGGCCTGGTGAACGTGAAGATCCTCCCGGTCCGCCTGACCAAGGAGACCCTGAAGAAGCTCGAGGACAAGGGTTTCTCTCTCAAGGAGACCTCCGTCGCCGCCGACGGCACTTGCCTCCTCGACCTCTCGGCCCTCCCGGTCATCAACCGCAAGATGGTCAAGGCGGTCTCGGCCAAGGAGTTCTTCGAGCTCAGCTACGAGCTGACCCGCGCTCAGGCGGCCCAGAAGGTCTACAACTCCTACGCCAAGGAGCTCCTCCCGGCGAAGAAGCAGGACGGCCTGGCCGACAAGTACGGCCCTGCGGCCGCCGCGTGGCTCGACGAGCAGGGCTTCAAGGACTACGGGTTCAACCCCAAGCGCGTCGTCGCGCCCCCGACGGACGTCTACCTCAGCAAGGAGCTCAAGGTCTCGCTCAAGGGCCTCTCCAAGCTCCCGTCCCTCAAGGAGTACCGGGAGGCGGCCGCGAAGGGCAAGCTCAACGCGGGGGCCCAGCTGATGAAGAAGACCGTGGACGAGGTCGAGGCCTTCCTGGCCTCGGACATCTACTCGAAGGCGGCCGCGAAGGAGAAGGTCCTGGAGGCGTGGCTCGAGGGGCAGCAGAAGGCCTCCAAGGTCCGTGCGCGCGAGCTCCTCTATTTCGTCTCCCAGACCACGTTCGTCGTCATCGTGGGCCAGGTCTGGTTCTCCGAGTTCTCGAGCCTGGACGAGAACACCATGACCATCACCGTCGACGGGGTCTCCGTCGAGTGCAAGGTGGAGCAGCTCGAGAAGGAGGTCAAGATCTGACCCGGTGTAAGGCCGTCCTATGTCGATGGCCAAGTACATGAAGAAGAAGCAGCTCCAGGAGTACGTGGTGCTCCTGGAGTCCGCTCTCGACGCCGTGTCTCCCGTCCGGAACGAGGCTATGCTGCGATCCGGGGACTCTCCGAACGCCGAGGCCGCTATTAGGCGGTTCGACGCCGCGAACCTCGCGAGGCTCGAGTATGTCACAAAGATCCCGGTCTGACAGGCACTCCTCCCCCTGCGTGCACGCCCTGGGCTCGGCCTCCTCGCGCCCGACCTTCCTCTACCTCCGGGACGGCTCGAGGGTCGTCATCCGGAGGGACGAGGACTCCTGCTGGCTCGAGGTCGTCCCCCAGGCCACCCTGTCCACGGCCTCCCCTTCGCGCGCCTCCAGGCCGTACCTCTTGGGGACGCTGGCCTTCGGCATGACCGGCGCCGCCGTGGCCGGCTTTTGGGGCCTCCTGGCCGGCGCCGCCATCGGCCTCCTCGTCGCCCACAGGGCCACTCCCTCCGGCTCCCTCTGACCCTTTGATGGGCCCGGGCCGGTATGGCGAAGTCGTCGAAGGCTCACGCGGACGGTTCGGTCCCCGCGCAGGACCAGTCCCTGGAGTCTCTCCTGAAGGCAGAGCTCTCGGAGCTCCACAAGGAGATCGACTCCCTCGTCTCCGGCGGGATGTCGGAGGAGGAGGCCCGGGCCATCCTCGACTGGGCGGCCGCGCTCGAGGCCCGCGTCAAGCACGTGGCTGCCGTCCTTCGCGACCCGACCCCCGCGACCGTCTCCGCCTACCTCCGCACCGTGGCTGCCGAGATCGGGACCGTGGGGAGCCGCCGCCACACGACGGCGAGCCTCAGGCTCCTCCAGGCCGCCATCGCCCGCGGCTGATCAGCGACGGCGCGCCGTCGTCCGCATTCCTGGCGGCCTCATCTGCTCGGAAATCTCGTGCCGGAGCATCTCCGCCACCTCGTCGTTCACGTACTCGAGGAGCGGCTGCTTCGACCGCGCGTAGGTCGCTATCTCCTTCACGACGCTCGACGAGACGAAGGCCACGTCGGGGAGAGTGGGGATGAACACCGTCTGGATGCCGGAGAGCTTCCTGTTGGCGGCAGCGATGGTCATCTCGGACTCGAAGTCCGACACCATCCGGAGCCCCCGGATGATCACGGCGTCCTCTCGGCCGGCCCACGCCTCCGCGAAGTCCGTCAGCAGCCCTGAGAAGGACGTGAACCTGAGGTCCTTCGGCTTCCTCGGCCAGTAGCTCCGCGCCGCCTCCAGCCTCTGCTCGGTCTTGAAGAGACCGGCCTTCTTCGAGTTCTTTCCGACGGCGATGACGGTCTTCCGCGCGATCCGCCTGGCCGCCTCGGCGATCGCGAAGTGTCCGAAGGTGAACGGGTCGAACGATCCGGCGTAGATGGCCCACCCGATCAATGGACCGTCCCCGGCTGAACGGACCCTGAGACCCCCAGGATGGAGGCGGCCTTCATATACCCTCGGGCGGTCGGCGTGACGATGGCCGGGAGCCCCTGGTTCTGGAGCGCCGAGCTGACGACGTTGCAGGTCCACTCGACTTCCAGCTCGAAGCACCGGATCTCCCAGTAGTTTTCGGCCCGCTCCATCTGTGCCTCCGCGCTCTTCTTTCGCGAGCTCTGGAGCAGGCCGGCCAGCTCGGCAGGGCTCTTGCCGCGGCAGGCCTCGAAGCCCTCGACCGAGCCCTTCAGCTTGTCGGCCTTCCCCTCGTAGTCGCGCCGCGCGGCCTCGATGCCGTCGTCCACGACGCGTGACAGGAACGTCATGTAGTCCATGGGCCGAGCCTACAGTCCGTACGTTCGCGTTTTCGCCTTTTAATTAACGTATGAAGTACGTAACGTTTTGACGTTCCAAATACGTAATTCGGAGTGTAAGATCCCGACATGGCTAAGCCGATCCCCAACGACCCGCCTCCCGTCTTCTTAGTCAAGGACTGCGAGAAGGTCCCTCCCGGATATCCGGGCTACTACGTCAACGAGGTCCCGCACTACGTCTACCGCTACAGGCGCGCTGCCCTCACGGTCGACGCCGTCGTCTTCGGGGTCGACCGGGACGGCCTGAAGATCCTCCTCATCAAGCGCAAGGAGGCCGACCCGTCCGTCCCGAAGGAGGAGCAGGCCTACCCCGGGCACTGGGCACTGCCGGGCGGTTTCGTGGACGTCGGCGAGAGCCTGGACGACGCCGTGAAGCGCGAGCTCCGGGAGGAGACGGGCATGACGGACGTCTACCTCGAGCAGCTCTACACGTTCGGCGACCCCGGCCGCGACCCGCGCGAGCACGTCGTCGACGTCTCCTACCTCGCCCTCGTGAGGCCGGACAAGCACCCTGTCTCGGCCGACTCGGACGCCTCCGACGTCCGCTGGTTCCCGGTCTCCGCCCTGCCCGACAAGATGGCGTTCGACCATCGGAAGATCTTCGACGTCGGATTCCGGCGCCTGCAGGCGAAGGTCCGCTACGCGCCCATCGGCTTCGAGCTCCTCCCCGAGGCCTTCACGATCGGCGAGCTCCAGCGCATCTACGAGGACGTCCTCCAGCGCGAGCTCGACAGCCGCAATTTCCGCAAGAGGATCCTCCTGACCGGGCTTCTCCAGGACACCGGCAGGAAGAAGGCCTCGGGCTCGGGGCCGAAGGCCTCGCTCTACCGCTTCAACAAGGACGAGTACGAGAGGCAGACGCGCCTCGGCATCAATTTCGAGATCTGAAAGGAAAGACCATGAAGACCGACTCTGTTCTCCGCATGCACCGACTCGTCGGGAACATCCTCGACACCGACAGTTACAAGTTCAGCCACTGGCTCCAGGACCCTCCCGGGACCACAAACTCGGGTTTCTACCTCTCCTCGAGGGGCGGGAAGTTCGCGAACACGATCTTCTTCGGCCTTCAGCGCTTCTGCAAGGAGGAGCTGGCGGAGCCTGTCACCCTCGAGCAGATCGACTATGCCTCGGCGAACCTGCCGAAGCATGGGACGCCCTTCAACCGCGAGGGGTGGCTCCGCGTCCTGGAGAAGCACCGCGGCTACCTCCCTATCCGCATCCGCGCCGTGAGGGAGGGGACCGTCGTCCCCTCCGGGAACGTCCTCCTCGACGTCCGTTCCACCGACCCTGATCTCCCCTGGGTCTCTGGCTACGTCGAGACCCAGATGGTCCGCGGCTGGGCGCCGATCACCATCTCCACGAAGAGCTATTACGGCAAGAAGATCATCTTCAAGCACCTCCTGAGGTCCTCGGACGACCCGCTCGGGGAGCTCCCCTTCAAGCTCCACGACTTCGGCGGCCGCGGCGTCACGAGCCGCCAGCACGCCGGCATTGGCGGCATGGCCCACCTCGTCAACTTCATGGGGACGGACACGTACATGGGCGTCCTCTATGCAGAGGGCTACTACGGGGAGCCCATGGCCGGCTTCAGCGTCCCGGCCGCCGAGCACTCGACTGCCTGCAAGTGGGGCAAGGCCCGCCATGGCGAGTTCTATCGCCACATGTTCAAGGCGTTCGGGAAGAAGGGGTGCGTCTGGGCCTGCGTCTCGGACACCTACGACTACTACGACACGGTCGAGAACGAGTGGGGCGGCTCCCTCGGCCGCGAGATCGCCGAGAGCGGCTCGACCGTGGTCTGCCGCCCTGACTCCGGCGTCCCCGTCGACGTCGTCCTCAAGACCCTCGAGATCCTGGACCGGAAGGTCGGGACCGTGAAGAACAAGAAGGGCTACAAGGTCCTCCCGCCCTGGATCCGCATCATCCAGGGCGACGGGGTTGGCCTCGACCCTATCGACGAGATCTACGAGGCCATCGAGGCCCGCGGGTTCTCCTCGACGAACGTCGGGTTCGGGATGGGCGGCGAGCTCCAGCAGAAGGGCATCGACCGCGACACCAACAAGTTCGCCTACAAGTGCTGGGACGCGACCATCGACGGCGAGGTCCACGAGATCTTCAAGGACCCGGCCACCGACCCCGGGAAGCGAAGCCTCGCCGGGCAGCACTCTCTCATCCTCGAGCGCGGCCAACTCAGCACCGTGAAGGGCGAGCTCCCCGGCAACCTCCTGGAGCCCGTGTGGGACACCGGGGACGTCCTCCGCGACCAGAGCTTCTCCGAGGTCCGCAAGTTGGCCGGCGCGGAGTTTACCCTCTGACATGTTCCCTCACGCCCCGATGTTCCGGTCCGCCGGAGTAAGCATTCACGTCATCTGCGCCGGAGCGGGCGCCGGCCTGCAGAAGCGCCTCTGGGAGGTCCCCGGGTCCTCGGACTACCTGTCCGGGGCCTCCCTTCCCTACCGGGCGAAGGAGACGAACCGGACCCTCGGCTTCGTCCCCGGGAGCTACGTCTCCCAGGCCACGGCCGTCGACTTCGCCTGCGTCGCGTACGGCCGAGCCTACGACTTCGGGGAGAAGAGGCCGATCGGCCTCGGCCTCACCGCCTCGGTCGCCAGCGAGCACGAGCACCGGGGCGACCACCGCATCCACGCCTGCGTCATCTCCGACGAGAAGGTCATCGTCGTGAACATGACGCTGGCAAAGGGGGTCGGGTTCGATGCGAGGGAGGCGGACGGGGAGATCGCCGACGCCCTGGGCCTCTCCCTCCTCTGCGCCGTCATCGACCCCGGGTGGCACGACGCGATGGTGAAGATCGGGGTCGGCGACGAGACCGAGTACTCGGTGCAGATGGAGGACGGGACATCCTACGCCCTGGAGAGATTCTACGAGCGCCCCTTCTTCGGGACGAACGGGTCCCGCTCCTCAACCCTCCCGGAGAAAGGGTGCGTCCTCTATCCCGGCTCCTACAACCCTCCCCATCCCGGCCACCACGAGGTCGCGAGGGCGGTCGAGCTCGCCTCCGGCAAGCCCGTCGTCTTCCACGTCACCGCGGACGGCCCCCACAAGGCCCCGCTCGGCCTCCAGGACCTGCTGAAGCGCGCCCGGGGCCTGAGGGGGCACGACCGGTTTTTCACCCGGGGCGACGCCCTCTACGTCGACAAGGCCCGCCGTTTCCCGGGGACCCCCATCGCCATGGGGGCCGACGCCATGGCGAACATGCTGGACCCGAAGTGGGGCCCCTCGGTCATGCCCATCCTCTACGAGATGGCGCAGCTCGGGACGCGCTTCTACGTCTCGGACCGGCCGGTCGCGGGCGAGCTTCTGACGATGCAGAAGGTCCTCGAGAGGTCCGGGGTCTCCGACGTCGACCTCGTCCACCAGCTGTTCGTCCGCGTCGAGGGGAACTGGGACTTCTCCTCCACCCGGGAGCGCGCCTTGGTCTCCCGGACGTAATCTCCCGCCGCGATGGCGACGGAGAGGATCGGAGACTGGGTGTGCACCGACGAGAATGGCTTCAGGGCCGCCTACTGCATGCGCGGTCCTGAGGCCATGAGCGTCAGCTACGACGTCAGGGACCCCCACCTCCTCGCCTACGGCCGGATCCCGCGGGAGGTCGTCCTCTGGATGATCAGGGACCCCGAGCCGGCCAAGGAGCCTTTGGTCGAGCCGGCCCCGGGCTGACCATGTCCTGCAGAGGCCTCGGATGTAGGGGAGCCGGAGAACAGATGCCCGAGAACAAGGAGATCCGGAGCGTGCTCTCGAAGTGCCGGGCCCGGCACATGGAGGCAGAGCGCCAGCTCATGGCCGAGAGCCCCCACGCGCTTGGCGACAGGCGCTACCTCGTCGCCGGCACAGCCGAGCGCGGCTGCTATCAGGCCGGCTATCTCGCCGCCCTGAGGGACGTGATGTCCCTCCTGGAGGTAGGCGGGGACTTCCCGTCCCTCAGGCCGTCATCACCCAGTGCGTCAGCAGCTTCTCTCGGTGCTGGAAATGCCAGTCCCACTCGATCGTCAGGCTGACGACCGTGTCCGACCCGATGGTCGCCCGGGCGGGGATGGCGAGCACTCGCTTCGCCCCCACGAGGCCCGAGCTCTTGAACGCCTCCCTCGCCCCCTCGTCGGGGAACTCGTACCATCTTCCGGCGACGTTCCCCTTTCTCTCCTTGTAGTCCTTCTCCGATATCATCCGAAGGCGAACGGAGCCTGGGAAGATGAGAGCTACCTCCCTGATCCGGACCCGAGTAGTATCCGTCTCCACTCCTGGCCCTACGCCGCCCGGCTCCCGACCTCCGCGGCCTTTTATCGCCCCGGCCTGGCATGCGCAGGGTAGCTAGCGGTGACGCCGTGTTCGAGGCCTTCGACAAGGCGATCGAGTCCTATCTCGCCAAGAACCGCGCGGCGATAGAGAAGGAGTACAAGGCCGCGGCCGGGAGGCCCGTCCAGGACTCCGAGATCGACTCCTTCATCTCCGGGCTCGGCGACTCCGTCTACTCCGGTATCTCCATCGACCCTGGTCACCTGAAGCGCTTCGTCGACTTCTACGTCGGCGACGACAAGATGCAGAAGGTCGTCTCGGCCGCCATCGAGCAGGCGACCCAGTACCCTCCCGCCCGCGCGGCCTCGGACATCTCGGCCATCGCGGCCGCCCTCGACTCCTCCAGGAGCCCGAGCCTCTCCAAGCTCTCTTCCGCGATCTCCTCGGTCCTCCGCCGCCTCGGCTGACTCAGAACGGCGCGACGCACACGACCGCGTCCTCGGTCGTGTCCCTGCCCGTCTCCACGCGCTCGACCCACTCGGCGGCGGCGTCGAGAAAGCGCTTCGCCCGCCCCTCCATCTCCTTCCCGGAGAGCTCTCCGGCCTGTATCTTCCGGACCCCGGACCCGAGCTCGTAGAGCGCGGCCAGGAGGTTCCTCGGCATGTACGCCATACCCCTCTCCATCCTCTCTGCCAGGAGGTCCTTCAGGTCGTCCGGCCGCTCCGCCAGGTCTGCTTTCCACTTGAGCCTCATGGAGGTCGCAGCCAGCAGGTTCGCGGTCTTGTTGTGCCCGGCGTCCGCCGCCCAGTCGTCGAGGGAGAACTCGGCCGTCCCCGCCGCCGTGCACAGGGCGGACACCGCCCTGTCGCCGGCCTCTCCGGCCGCCCTTCGGATGGCCCGGACGAGCTTTACCCTATAGGTGACGTCCGTGACTTCCCGAACGGCCTCGGCGACCTCCTGCAGCGCCCTCGAGGCCTCTCTTGTTTCCGGGATGTTCATGTCGTTCTGCCTGTAAGTGCGACCTTCCTCGTTTTACGCCCGAGAGTGAGAGCCATCGTATTGCTCGCCGCCCTGCTCTCCTCTCCGTCAGACCGGTACGAGGTTCACAGGCAGTGCCACGACTGCCTGAGCGCCTGTCGTCGCTCGCAGGACCGCACGTCCTGCGAGACGGCCTGTCGGATCTCCAAGGCCTCCTCCTGCCGGTCTCGCGGCCTCGGGCCCGGCCCCACCAACACCTGTGATTGCACCTAATGGAAATCAGACCCCACCGCCGTCTCGTTGTCGCCTATGAGCCTCCGCGCTTCACCGACCTCGTCTCCGTCTCCGAGTCCGTCTCCGACCTCTCCGACCACGTCGGGGTGGCGAAGTTCAACCACTCCATGTTCGCGTTCACGGACGTCTCCGTCCTTCGTCGCATGTGCGACAGCATCGCCCTGAAGCTCATGATCGAGTGCTCCGGGAATCCGTCCGCGGCCCTAGGCGCGCTCGAGGGCGGGGCGAACCTCGTCGTGGTCCGTTCCTCGGACCTGCCCCATCTTCCCGACAAGAGTAAGGTCCTCGTGCGCGTCGACGCCCCGGAGGACGCCGTCTTCGCCTCCTCCTGCGCCGGCGTGGCGTGCGGTGGGTCGTTCGTCCAGGGGGTCCGCGTTGCCTACCCGGACGCCGTCATCTTCGCGACCTCCGGCGACGCCGTCACGGCGGTGAAGAACGGCGCCAACTACGTGGTCGTCGGGGACTCTGTCCTGGACGCCGAGGATCCCGGGGAGGCCGCCCGCGACCTCGCCGAGGCCTTCCGCCCCTACACGTAAAGTGGAGGGTGGTCCGGATTCTCCCCTTTCCCATAGACGTGGTCCGGACCATCGACGAGATGGTCGACGGCCTCGCCGAATACGAGGTGGTCGACGCCCTGAACCGCCTGGACTACCTCTTCGACTTCAAGCACGTCGGCTTTCGGGGATCCTCCATCGACGAGGCCCGTAAGGCCGACGCGATCGCCAAGGCCGCCCCCGGAGAGAGCGTCTACGAGTATGCCCGCATCCTGAACCGCTCCTCGAACGTCGAGGCCGAGGCGGCCCGGAAGGGCCGCAACGGCTTCTTCGGGTTCGTCGTCGCGTCGTCCGAGGAGGAGCTCCGGAACCGCCTGGCGGTCTACACGGTCATGACCTCCTAATTTTGTAAGGTGGGCGCATGGCTTTCATAGGCCTTCGCGTCCCGCACGACGCCGCCCGTCTCTTGGAGGGGGTCGAGGTCCCCGGGGACCGCCTGTCCGCCTCGGACATGCACGTCACCATCCTCTACCTCGGCAAGAGCGTCCCCATCGTGGAGCTGGCGAAGGCCATGGTCGCGGCCTTCTCGGTCGCCCGGTCCACCAGTCCCCTCACCCTCACCCTCACCTCTGCCTCGAGCTTCCCGGCCGGGAACGACGGCGTGCCCGTCATTTGTCGCATTGAGTCCCCGGAGCTCCAGAGGCTCAACGCGGACCTGAAGGCGGAGTTCGGCCGCCTCGGCCTCCCCTTCTCCGACAAGTGGCCTGACTACAAGCCCCACGTGACCCTCTCCTACGTGAAGGAGCAGGTCCCCGAGGGCTACTCCGTGGACGTCCCCTTCGGGCCCCTCGTCTTCTCCGCGCACGAGCTGACCATCTGGGGAGGGGACGACGGCGACGGCCGTGTGAGCATGAGCCTCCCTTTCGTCCTGACTCCGGCCGAGAGGATGGCCTCCAGGGTGGTGGACAGCTTGTACGGTCCCGCCTGAGGGACACCTGGTCGACACGATGAGCAAGCGGGCCCGGTCCCGCCTGATGTCCAAGATCCGGAGCTCGGGCACGAAGCCCGAGAAGCTCCTCCGCCGGCTCGTCCGGGAGGCCTCCGGCCTCTCGCTGCGATACAACGTCCCGACCCTCCCCGGGAGTCCCGACGTGGTCGTCCACTCCCTCCGGATAGCCATCTTCGCCGAGGGCTGCCTCTGGCATCGCTGCCCGACGCACTTCCGGATGCCCAAGTCGAACGTCGAGTTCTGGGAGGACAAGATCCGCAAGAACGTCCGCCGGGACCGGAGGAACCGGGCCGCGCTCCGGGAGCTCGGGTGGACGGTCTGGCGGATATGGGAGCACGACCTCCGGGTCTCCACCGCTCCCCGGACTCTCCGGAACCTCCGAAAGCGCTTCCGGAGGTTAGCCCTTCTTTCGGAGGCCCTCTCTCGTGAGGCCTAGATCCAGGAAGACCCGCCCCGCCGGCCGCCGCATGGCCCCGGCCGAGGTCGAGTTCGACGTCACGGACGCCGCCCAGGTCTCCGCCCTCGCGGCCTCCATCGACGGGCCCGTCCTCGCCCGGCGGGAGGACCTCCGCGCGGGCCCGGACTTCGACCCGGCCACGTTCGTCGAGTCCCTCGGGTCCCTCCGCGTCCGGATGTAGTCTCCCTCCATGGGACTCTTCGAGTACATGAACCAGAACCCCCTTGGGACGTTCCTGATCGCGTCAAGCGCCGTCGCCGGTATCATCTCCGTCTTGAACAACGTGGTGAAGGTCTGGGGGGCCCGGCACAGGGTCGACCCGGACGAGCTCGAGGACACCGAGGACTGAGCCGTTCCCCGGTATCGTCCGCACGATGACCGCCCCCGTCTCCTGCTGCTTGATCGTCAAGAACGAGAAAGGGCAGATAGAGTCCTGCCTCCAGTCCCTGCGCCCGCACGTCCGGGAGATCGTCGTCGTCGACACCGGCTCGACGGACGGGACCTTCGAGATCTGCGCGAAGTACGCCGACGTCCACGAGCGCTACTCCGGGTGCAACGACGAGCAAGGGCGCATCGTCGACTTCTCGGACGCGCGCCAGCGCAGCTTCTCTCTCGCCCGCCAGCCGTGGGCGATGTGGGTGGACGGGGACGACGAGGTGGTCGGCGCTGAGAAGATCGGCGCCCTCATCGAGGGCTTCGAAAAGTCCGGGAGCTCTGGCTCGAAGCTCATCATGCTCCCGTACGACTACTCCCGCGACGCCGCCGGGAACACGACCTGCCTGCACTATCGCGAGCGCATCTGCTCCCCGAAGGACGCCTTCAAATGGGTGAACCCCGTCCATGAGGTCCTTACCCCCACCGGGCACATGGAGGTCCTGAAGACGGACGACGTCCGCATCGTCCACCGTCGGCAGGAGTCGGGGAAGGTCATCGAGCCGGGGCGCAACCTCCGCATCCTGGAGGCCTACTACAAGCGTGTCGGGGACAGCGACACCCGCCAGCTCTACTACCTCGGCCTCGAGTACGCGAACGCCGGCGACATCCGCAAGTCCATCGAGTTCCACAAGAAGTACGTAGAGCGCTCCGGGTGGGACGACGAGAAGTGCCTCTCCTGCCTCGAGGTCGCCAAGCACTACCAGGGCTTCGGCGAGTATGATGAGGCCATCAGCTGGGCCCTGAAGGCCACGACCGTGAAGGAGGGGTGGGGCGAGCCCTATTTCTCCCTCGGAAAGAGCTACTACTTCAAGGCCCAGGCCGGCGGCGGCCCCGACGCCAGGCGCAATTGGGAGAGGGCTGTCGGCTTCTTCCGCCTTGGCCTTAGCATGCCGCCGACCGAGACCATCCTCTTTGTCAACCCGATGGAGAGGAACCTCGAGGTCCACAAGTTCCTCAACCTCGCCCTGAACCACATCGGCGACGTCCAGGGCGCCCTCGAGAGCGCCATGGCCGGACTCCGCGCGGATCCCGAGGAGGGCGGCCTTAGGGGCAACGCCAGCCTCTACGTGGAGCACTTGGCGAAGAAGACCATCGAGGAGAAGCTGAACGTCCTGCTCGGTATGGGAAGGCTCTCCGCCGACATGGCCGGGTTCGTCATGGACGCCATTCACGGCCGGGTCCAGGTGAAGTCTACTCCGATAAGGTCTGTCCCGACCGCCCCGGTAGCCCCGGCTCTTCCGTCCCCGGCCGTCGAGGCTCCGCAGACCCCCGCCCGCCTTGTGTTCGAGCAGACCCAGAACCCGCTCGACATCGTCCTGTACGTGGGCTACGGAGTGGAGCCCTGGACCCCCGCCACCTTCAGCCGGACCGGGCTCGGGGGGTCGGAGACCATGGCCTGGGAGATGGCGCGCCGCCTTGCCGCCATCGGCAACCGCGTTCGGTTCTACGGCGACTGTCAGAACATGGAGGGGACCTTCGAGGGCGTGGAGTTCCTCCACTACGACAGGTTCAGGGACGTCAGCTGTGACGTCCTCGTCTCCTCGCGCCGCCCTCACATGGTCGACGACTCCTTCAACGTCCGGGCGCGCGCCCGCATCTGCTGGGTTCACGACGTCACCTGCGGGGACGCCCTGAGCCACTCCCGCGCCCTGCGCCTCGACCGTATCCTCTGCCTCAGCCAGTGGCACAGGGACACGTTCCTGTCGGCCTACCCCTTCGTCCACCCCGACCAGGTCCTGGTCACTAGGAACGGCATCGACCTCTCCCGCTTTTCGAAGCAGGTCGTCCGCAACCCGCACCGGATGATCTTCAGCTCGTCCCCGGACCGAGGCCTGCAGACGGCCATGACGGCGATGCCCCACATCCGCAAGCGCGTCCCCGACGCCGAGCTCCACGTCTTCTACGGCTTCAAGAACTGGGAGACCGTCGCCCAGAGCTCCGGCAACCACGACCAGCTCGCCATCATCCGCCTGCTGCGCGGCATGATCGAGGAGGGGAAGCAGCACGGCGTGCACTTCCACGACCGCGTCGACCAGGACCGCCTCGCCCACGAGTTCCTTCAGAGCGGCGTCTGGGGCTACCCTACCTGGTTCACCGAGACCTCCTGCATCACCGCCATGGAGGCGCAGGCCGCCGGCCTGCGCATCGTGACGTCCCCCGTCGCCGCCCTCAACGAGACGGTCGGCCCGAGGGGCCGGATGATCCCGGGAGACTGGCTCTCCCCCGACTACCTCTCCCAGTACGTCGACGCCGTCGTGGACGCCATGCAGAGGCCCGGGGATCAGGACCGGGCGGACCAGGCCGCCTACGCCGCCGCAAACTTCGGCCTGGACTCGCTTGCCCTCGACTGGGACGCCATGCTCCATCGCGTGATCTCCGAGGTCGAGCGCGACATCGTCGTCCCCTACAAGGTCGTGGCCTGATGCGCGTCGCGTTCTTCTATCCCAGCGGGTCCATGAGGCTCCCGGTGGACATCGGGAACCTCTGGACCGCCGACCGTGGCCTGACCGGGTCCGAGATCGCCTTCTTCATGTACGCGATCGGGCTCGCGGAGCGCGGCCATGGCGTCACCATCTTCACGAAGACCGGTCGCCCCGCGGACCTCGGCCGCGTCACCTGCCTCCCCTACGAGGAGTGGGCCTCCACCTACCACTCGCAGCCGTGGGACGCCCTCTGTTCTTGGATGACGCCGGAGCCCCTGAGGCTGGCGAGCCACGGGGCCCTCCGCCTCTTCAACCAGCAGGTCTCCGACTTCGGGCAGTGCGACCCTGGGTGGGAGCAGTGGGTCGACCTCGTCGGCCCCCTCTCGCACTCCCACGCCCGGCACCTCGCGAGCATCTCCTCCGTCCCGAGGGAGAAGTGGCGCGTCATGTACAACGGCGTCGACACGTCCGCGTTCAAGCCCGCCCCCAAGGTCCCGGGCAAGATGGTCTGGGCGTCCTCGCACGACCGCGGCCTGCACTGGCTGCTCGAGGCCTTCCCGAAGGTGAGGGCGCGGGTCCCGCACGCGGAGCTCCACGTCTTCTACGACTTCGACGGCATCGAGAAGTTCTCGGGCATCCCCGACCGCGAGGTGGTCCCCCTCATGCGCGAGCTCGGCGCGCGCTCCCGCTACAGCCGGGAGGCGCTCGCCCGCCTGGCCGGGAAGGGCGTCCACGTGCACCGCTCGGTGTCCAGGGCCCGCATTCAGGAGGAGATGGCCTCGGCCGAGGTCCTGGCCTACCCGTGCGACCCCGTCCGGTACACCGAGACCTTCGGCGTCACGGTCCTCGAGGCCCTTGCCTGCGGGACCGTCCCCGTGCTCTGCACGGCCGACTCCTTCGCCGAGCTCTGGTCGGGGAGCCCGCACGTCCCCGCCCCCTACGCCGCGCACAAGGACGAGTACGTCGACCTCCTCGTGCGCGCCCTCACCGACGGCCCCTGGCGCGAGGCCCACTCCCGGGCCGGCGTCCTCCGCGCCGCGACCTTCGACTGGCGGGGCCTCGTCCCCGGGCTCGAGATGGCCTTGCAGACCCGCGGGGCCTCCGGCCTCCCGACGGTGGAGTGGTGATGAGGATAGCCTTCGTATACGGACCCTTCTGCCTCGGCGGGAGCGACACCTCCGGCAACCACGTCAAGGGCTTCGACTTCTCCGACATGTGGGGGAACCCGCGGGGCCTCACCGGCTCCGAGATCTCGTTCTTCCGCATCGCCCAGGAGATGCGCAAGCGGGGCCACGAGGTCGTGGCCTTCACGTTCGGCCTCAACGGCGACCCTCCCGCGACTTGGGAGGGCATCCAGGTCCGCCCGTTCCCGCAGCTCTACGGCGAGGGCGTGGCCTCGTCCTTCGACGCCGTCTACTCCTGGAACGAGGCCGAGGTCCTTCGCCCGCTTCCGGGAGGCCCGAAGGGCCCCCTCCGGATGTGCAACCTGCAGATCAATGACTTCGTCCACTGCCGCCCTGGCTTTGGCGAGATCGTCGACCTCTGGACGAGCCCCTCGGAGTCGCACCGTCAGATGGTGCTGTCGAAGCCTGCCCATCCGGTCCACCTGTACCAGGGTGACGAGCCCTACGCTTACGCCCCCGACCCCTCTCGCTGGGAGGTCCTGACCAACGGCTGCGACCCCCAGAACTACGACGCCCTCTACGGCTCTGGCGTGAAGAAGGTCCCGGGCCGCGTCATCTGGGGCTCCTCCCCCGACCGCGGCCTGCACTGGCTCCTTCAGGAGTGGCCCAAGATCCGCCGCGCCGCCCCGCACGCGCACCTCAAGATCTTCTACAAGGTCATGAAGTGGGCGGACAACATCATCGCCCACCCGGGCTGGGACCCGACCATCAAGGAGCAGATCCGGAGGGCCCACTACATTAAGGAGGCGCTCTCCCGCCTGGCCGCCCACGGAGTCGAGCTCGTCGACTCCGTGTCGCGCCGCGAGATCGACCGCCAGATGGCCGAGGCCGAGGTCCTGGCCTACTGCTGCGACCCTGTCTCCTGGACCGAGGGGTTCTCCGTCACCCTCATGGAGGGCTGCGCGGCCGGCTCCTTCCCCGTCACCACCGCGGTCGACGCCCTCCCCGAGATCTACGGCGAGTGCGTCCCGATGGTCCCGGTCCCCGTCCACGCGCACGTTGGCGCCTTCTCGGACCACGTCATTCGCGGCCTGACGGACCCCGTCCACCGTCACGAGGTGAACGAGAGGGTCCGCAATCTGGCCTGGCGCTATACCTGGTCCTCCCTCGCCGCCAGGCTCGACGGTATTCTGTCCAAGCACATCGCGCGCAAGCGCTCCGGAGCATGATATGAACAACGAAGAGTACACGTCTGCAGTGGACCGCGGCGAGTGGCCGTCGGACCCGACCGTCCCCCTTCCCGCCCCGTTCGTGAACCACAACGGGAGCATCCAGAACCTGGTCCTCAAGCCCATGCGGTCCGTCACCGCCCTCACGTCGGTGAAGGGGGCCGTCCGGGCGAACCACTACCACAAGACGGACTGGCACTACACGTACGTCGCCTCCGGCCGCGTCGCCTACTACGAGCGCGCCATCGGGGCCGAGGACGTCCCGGAGCCGACGGTCTACGGGCCAGGGCAGATGTTCTTCACGCCGCCCTTGCGCGAGCACACGATGGTCTTCCTGGAGGACTCGCTCATCATCACGATGGCGAAGAACGTCCGGAGCCACGAGGAGCACGAGGCCGACCTCGTCCGCGTCCAGGTCATCGACCCGGCCCTCGTCCCCGGTATCATCTCCGTCCTGGCGAAGTGACCGTTCCCCGGTATCGTCGGGCCTGATGGAGAAGATCTCCCCCGACTGCCGGGTCCGGAGCGACTGCCGACTTTGCGGCGGCCGCCTCTCGAAGGCCCTCGACCTCGGCTCGACCCCGCCCGCGAACGAGTTCGTGACCCGGGAGACGGTCGAGTCGGGGGTCGTGCAGGACACCTTCCCGCTCTTCCTGAGCGCCTGCCACACCTGCGGGCACGTCCAGCTCCCGGTGGTGGTGGACCCCCGTCGCCTTTTCTCTAACTACGTCTACGTCTCGGGGACCTCGAAGGTCTTCGTGGAGCACTTCCGCCGCTATGCCGAGTCGATGATCGCGCAGCTCGGGCTCGTACCGGGCGACCTCGTCGTCGACGTGGGCAGCAACGACGGCACTCTCCTCTCGTTCTTCAGGGACGCCGGCATGCGCGTCCTCGGCATCGACCCGGCCCGCGCCATCGCGGCCGAGGCGACCTCCCGCGGCATCCCGACCGTCCCGGACTTCCTGACCGTGAAGCTTGCCCGCGAGCTCCGCGGCGAGCACGGCCCGGCGAAGCTCGTGACCGCCAACAACGTGTTCGCGCACGCGGACGACCTCAAGGAGGTCGCCGACGCCTGCTGCGCGCTCCTGGACGAGAGCGGGACCTTCTCGTTCGAGGTCTCCTACCTCCCCTCGGTGGTGAGGGGCACGCTCTTCGACACCGTCTATCACGAGCACACGTCCTATCACCACCTCGGCCCGCTCTTTGGCTTCCTCGAGCGCTCGGGGCTCGGCCTCTACGACGCGGAGCTCGTGGACACGCACGGCGGGTCCGTCCGCGTCCTCTCCTCCCCCGTCCTCCGGCGCGCCACGGACCGGGCGCGCGCCATCCTCGCCGACGAGCAGGCCGCCGGGTACGTCCCGGACGTCCTCGTCTCGGGCGGGAGCGGCGGCCAGTCCGGGCCCCTCGAGGTCCTCGCCCGCGACGTCGAGCTCCTCGGCCTCCGCCTCAAGCGCCTGCTCATCGACATTAGGATGGCGGGCAAGACCGTGGCCGGCTTCGGCGCCCCCGCCAAGGTGACGACCCTGATGCACAGGTTCGGCCTCGGCCGCGACGACGTCTCCTTCATCGTCGACGACTCGCCGCTCAAGCAGGGCCTTTACACGCCTGGCAAGTACGTCCCCGTCCTCCCCTCGTCCGCGCTCTACGAGCGCCGGCCTGACTACGTCCTCGTCCTCGCCTGGAACTTCGCGGAGCCCATCATGCGCTCCCACAAGAGGTTCTCGGACGAGGGCGGGAGCTTCATCGTCCCAATCCCCGAGCTCAAGGTCTACCCGCAATGAACGACAGCAATCACGGCTTCCTGCTCCAGAGCGACATCGAGGACATCGTCGACAAGCTCCCCGCCTCCGTCGTGGAGCGCTTCTACGGCAGCCGCGTCCTCATCACGGGCGGCATGGGCTTCCTCGGCCGCTACTTCACGGCCTTCTTCACCCAGCTAAACCGCATCCGCCCGGCGCGCTTCATGCCGTGCGAGCTCGTGGTCCTGGACAACTTCATCACGGCCGGCGAGCACGGGCGCCTCGCCTCCAAGTCTCGCGAGTTCGCCTTCGTCGAGCACGATATCATCAACCCGTTCTACCCCGAGCGCCCCGTGGACTACATCATCCACGCCGCCGGCATCGCCTCCCCCTTCTGGTACCGGAAGTACCCGGTCGAGACCCTCAAGGTCTCCACGGTCGGCACCGAGAACATCCTGAAGCTCGCGGCGAAGCATAAGGGCAGCAAGACCATCGTCTTCTCGTCCAGCGAGATCTACGGCGACCCCGACGCCAAGCACGTCCCGACCGCCGAGAGCTACCGCGGAAACATCTCCTGCCTCGGCGCCCGAGCCTGCTACGACGAGGGGAAGCGCGTGGGCGAGACCTACTGCCGCGTCTTCCACGAGACCTTCGGGGTCGACGTGAAGATGATCCGCCCCTTCAACGTCTACGGGCCGGGCATGCAGAAGACGGACTACCGCGTCCTGCCGAACTTCGGCGCCAAGATCATGGACGGCAAGCCCCTCCACATCTACGGCGACGGGAGCCAGACCCGGACGTTCTGCTACGTGACGGACGCCATCCGCGGCTTCCTCCAGGTGCTGATGGACGGCGTCCCCGGCGAGCCCTACAATGTGGGGACCCCGGACCCGGAGATCTCGATGGTGAACCTGGCCAAGGAGATCGGGAAGGTCCTCGGCAAGGAGCCACAGTACGAGCTCGTGGAGTACCCGGACAGCTATCCCGGCGACGAGCCTATGCGCCGCTGCCCCGACATCACGAAGGCCCGCACGCAATGCGGGTACGAGCCGCAGGTCACGCTCCAGGACGGCCTGAAGAGGTTCTTCGGCTGGGCGCAGGAGACCTACGCCCGGGTCTGAGTCAGCTCTCCATGACGTGACGGAGTACCATTTCCCGGCAGTCGGCCACGGCTACCGGGATCATCCTCTTGTACTCCTTGCGGATCGCTATCCCGCAGCGCCGGCAGACGAGCCAGTTCCGGGGCTCCTCCCACGTCCGCGCGGCCCGCATGATGAGCCCCGCCCTTCCTCCGGGGTCGTCCGGCTGTTCCGGGTCCGTCGGAATCCGGACTCCGGCTTCCGTCTGCTGCTTGAGCAGGAGCGGGGCGTCGTCCTTGGTCGCTGGCCTCCACTGGTGAGCTTGCACGACCTCGGACCGTACTATTCGGGATGTCCGTAAGGCTTGGTCTCGTCGGCGCCGGATCCTGGGGCCGAAACTACCTGAGGACGGCGTCCGCCTCCGGCCTCCACGTCTCCTGCGTCTGCAGGGCCACCTCGGTCCCGGTCGACGGCTTCACTGAGGTGCCGGTGACCGATGACGTCGGTCAGCTGCTGCGCGCCTGCGACGCCGTGGTCGTCGCCACTCCTCCGGCTTCCCACGAGTCCGTCGTCATGCGCGCCATCGACGCTGGCAAGCCTGTCCTGCTCGAGAAGCCGGCTGCCCTCTCCCACACCGCCACGGACCGGATCCTCTCCGCCGCGGACGCTCACGGGGTCCCGCTACTGGTCGGGCACATCCACCTGTTCCATCCCCGCTTCTCCCTCCTTCGCGACCGCGTCCTCGGGCGCGAGGGCCCGACGAAGGTCCTGTCGACGGCCGGGAACCGCGGCCCATTCCGCGACTATCCCTCTCTCTGGGACTGGGGCCCCCACGACGTCTCCATGTGCCTCTCGCTGTTCGAGCGCGGGCCGGACGACGTGGAGGCGGTCCGTCACGACGACGGGGACGGGACGGTCGACGTCCTGACGCTCGGGTTCGGCAGCTCTCGCGCCGTCCTCCGGTTCGGCAACGGCATGGACCGGAAGATCCGGAGGTTCGAGGCCGCCCGCGCCGGGGAGACCTTCGTCTACGACGACTCCCCCGGGAGCGTCGACATGGACCCGCCCCCGCTTCGCGTCATGCTCGAGTCGTTCATGTCGGTGATCGGCGGCGGGGCGAGGGACTGGCGCTGGGACCCTCGCCTGCCCCTGGAGACGGCCAGGGTCCTGGACCTGGCCGAGCACGTCACCTCCACTCGGACGGATCGATTCCGCCTGCCGCCCTGACCCCCGATACGTCCTCGCCCTCGTAGGCGGACGGCTCCCCGAACACCGGCCGCTCCTTGACACCCTGCTCGTACTGGGCCTGCGTGATGCTGCCCCGGTCGAGCATCATCTTCATAATCTTGCGCAGGAACCCGAGCCGGCCCTCCCCGACCTTCTTCCCCTCCTCGAAGCCCGCGGACTTCGGGCTCGGGAGGAGCGAGGCCAGGAACAGGGACTGGCTGAGCGTGAGGGCCGCCGGATCCTTCGAGAAGTAGCGCTTCGCCGCCGGCCCTATCCCGTAGAGGTCGGGGCCGAACTCGACGACGTTCAGGTAGAGCTCCATCTCCTCCGTCTTCGTCAGCCTCTGCTCCAGGTACGTCGTGAGGAAGAACTCCTGGATCTTCCGGGAGATCGTCTTCTCCCTCGCGAGCCAAAGGTTCTTGGCCAGCTGCATGGAGATGGTGCTCCCTCCCCGGACGAACCTCCCGGCCGAGATGTTCTGCTCCATCGAGTTCTCGAGGGCCTGGACGAGGATGCCCCGGTGCGACATGAAGCTCGGGTCCTCGGTCGCCATGACCGCCAAGGGCATGTAGGGGGAAACCATTCCGAGAGGAACCCAGTCGGGCCCTCCCGGGCCTGTCGTGTCCGTGACCCTCTTCCCCTTCGAGGAGTAGACCTCGCGGGCGAACGGCCTGCGGAGCCTCGAGACGCGGAGCTCCTCCGGCACCTCCTTCACCCTGCAGCGGTTCTGGAGCCATATGGAGACGTCCGGCTTCTTCCTCTCCGGGAGGTCCACCTGGACGCTCGCCCGCCACGAGATGGTCCCCTCCACGGCCGATCCCCTGATCCTGGGGACCATGTTGTTCGGCAGGGACTCGAGCAGGCTCTGGCAGTCGACCTCCGGCATCTCCGCGTCGGCCCGGAACTCCGCCGGGCTAAGGAGGGCCGTCAGGTTCACCTCGGCTCCCCCGACCTTCACGTTCGCGCGCTCGAGGGACAGGGTCTCCCCGTCCCTCTTGACCTCCGCCTTCAGCCGGACCTTCTCCACGGAGAATTCCCCGTTCGAGAGCTTCTCGTTCGCGGTCTCTATGCTCTCTGCCAGGAGCTCTACCTCGGCGGTTTCCGCCTCGCCCTTGTCCCTGCGCACCCGCAGGACAATCTGGGACGCGGCGCTCCCCTCCGCCTCCGCCTTCCTTGCCTCGAGCCCGACGAGCGTGCTCTCTCGGCTCACCTTCACGTCGACGGTCGCCGACTCGGCCCTGGCCGTCCGTCCTCCCATCTCCACGGAGATGGACTCGGCCTTGAGGCTCCCCTCGATCTCCCGTCCTCCTGTTCCCGCTCCCCCTCCTTTCCTCTCCGCCCTCCCGACCTTCACCTTCACGGTCCTGGCGCTCGCGTCCACCCTCTTCCCCGGGTCCACGTCCTTCATCGTCACCTTCTCGGCGACCGCGGAAGAGCCTCCGGACTTGACCTCCGCGTCCCCCTGGAACGACACGAGCCCCTCGGGGCTCAGGCTCGCCTGCCGTGCCTTTGCGTATATCTCCAGGCTCCCCTTCTTGATCGCCACCTCGGACTCGAGCACCTCCACCGGGGGCCTCCTTGACGCCCTCCCCTCCCGGGGCTCCTCCGAGAGCTCGGCCGTTACCTTGGCCCCCGTCACCAGGACCTTCAGCACTTCAAGGCTGGCGTCGACGAGGACGACGACCTTCTTGGCCTCGACGTCCTTCTTCCTTCCCGACGCCCTGACGTCCAGGAGCTCCACCCTCCAGGGGCGGACTCTCGTCTCCCCGACCTCGAGCTTGAGCCCTGCCCGCGCGGCCTCCTTGACGGCCGTGGCCTCCGCGGCCGCGGCCAGCGTCCAGGGCGCCGTCGCAGCGGCCAGCGCCATCGCGGCCAGCGCCGCCTTCTTCCATGTGATCCTCATGCGTCCCTGCCTACCTCTTCCTCTCCCTGACTTCCGCATCCGCCGGCCATTCGGTTGTCTTTTTATAACCGTCGCCGCGACCGGCTCGTAGGATCGCCCTCGGAGGATACGACCAACATGCCGCCATCAGCAGCCCGCCCGCAGACCGCCCCGAACAACATTCCCTGGAAGCGGGGAGAGTTCCTGACCTTCTTCGCCAAGATGAAGATGCGCGTCGGCGGCCACAACGGGAACGAGACCGTCGAGATCTACGCCGGGGACGAGTTCGAGTACGACGGTAGCATCGTCAAGTACGCCGGCCGCGAGTTCCCGCAGCCCAACATCCGGGCGGCCATTCGCGACGGCTGGGCGACCATGAGCCAGGAGGACAGCGGCACCCCGGCCCCCTTCGTCGCCTCTCGCGACGTCGCCAAGTCCCAGTCGAAGACTACGGACCTCAGCCGCGTGCAGCGTAGCCCGCGGCAGCGCTTCGAGAGCGACTCGCTCGACGAGGAGACCGTCCTCGAGGTCAACGACCGGAAGAACGTCCGCGACTCCCGCTCGGGCGCGGGACACCTCACCCAGGACCATAACCGCCGTCAGGCCTCCGTGGAGCGCGGCTACCAGCCCTCGCCCGAGGAGCGCATGTCCGTGTCCGCGAGCGAGATCGACGAGCAGGACGCGGTCGAGATCGCGCCCATCCGCACCTCGGCGAGGCTCAAGGTGGACGTCTCCCAGAGGCCGAACGCGGCGCGGGACATCGAGCTCAGCATGGACCATGAGAAGGGCGTTGGCCGCTTCGCCGGACAGCGCCGGGAGTCGAACCTCGTGGAGCGCGAGGGCGTCTCCATCCGCACCAGCGTCGGGAACATGGACCGCTCGGCGGCCGTGGAGGTCTCGGATGACGGCATCGACGGGCGCCATGTCGGGAAGGTCCGCCACTCCTCGACTGGCCGCAGTGTCGAGGGTATCGACGTCCAGGACACGAGCGGGGACCGCTCGCGGAGGCCGAAGGCCGCCGCGGCGCCGGTCCGGACGGCGGCCAAGCCCGCCCCCGCGAAGGCGGCCAAGCCTGCCCCCGCGAAGCCTGCCCCGGCCCCCAAGGCCGTGGCGAGGCCCCGTCTCCCGGACGACGCCCCGCAGAAGCTCAAGGTTGCCGTCCGCCTCTGCCCGGACTTCCCCATCGACTGGAACTTCTTCGCGAAGTCGGAGGACAAGCTGGACCGCGTCAAGAAGCTCGGCGCCACGGACGCTCTCCTGGACGCTCTCTACGCCGTGGAGAGCCCGGCCATGAAGAAGGTCCTGGAGCAGAAGTTCAAGTCTCACTTCAGCTGACCTAGTCCTCCATGACCTGGAAGACTATCCTTTCCAGGCTCCTGCACGCGGGGAGGGCGGCCTCTATCCACTCTCTGAGGCTCCCTCCTCCCCTCCTCGGGCCGGCCCCGAAGCCCTTGTAGGGGGTCTTCACCTGCCCGTCATCGTGGACCCAGACCTCGCACTTGGTGCAACGGAGTACCCAGGAGCCCGTCCTGATGTTCCTCCCGACGGACCTCCACCGATGCCCGTACCGCTCCGTGGTCCAGGACCTCATCTGCTTGAGGAAGGCTATTCTTTGCACTCCAGCCCTTTGATGCCTGGTCCGGACCGAATGTCGACGGTCAGGACTGCGTCCGCTGCCCTAGCTTACGTCCAGGAGGAGCTGGCGAGGGCCCGCACCTCGACCGAGCGCCTCAAGCGCAACGTCGCCCAGGCGATGAACCTCGTCCGGGGCAGCCAGTTCCGCGACCAGCTCTTCGCCATTGCGGGCGACGTCATGTACGACGTCCCGAAGGCGATCCAGGACCTCGAGAACTCGCTCGAGACGGCCGCGATGGCCATCAACAAGCTGGACTACGAGGATCTCCGACAGGTGATCCGCCCCGACAAGGTCGACGAGCTCGAGGCCATCCTCGAGGACGTCCGGCTCAACGTGCCGCGCCGCACCGGCCGGCTCCCGGAGGAGACATGAGCCGCAGGTTCCGCATCGCCGCCCCGGCCGAGGGCCGGGCTCTCGACCTCACCCCGCAGGGCTTCCTCCTGAGCGAGGCAGCCCTCTACTCCTTCTTCGCCCAGGACGTCTACCCCGACGTCTTCAGCTTCTGCTCCGCCATCCCGGACCACCTGAAGCAGCTCTTCCTCATCCCGGTGCGCCTCGAGCCCGCCGTGGACCCGACGGCCCAGTCCCTGGTCGCCTCCGTGGCGGCCCGCCTCGCCGGCGACGCCGTCCCGAGCGGTGACACTCCCGAGGGCGACCTTTTTAGCTACCGGACCTTCGACTACCTCGACGGCGAGAACACCGTCCCCTCCTCCGACCCGGGCTCCATCTTCGAGATCGACGGGGTGGACGAGATGACCCACCACCAGGAGTTCCCGCACGAGCAGGACATCAACGTCCAGGTCCCGTCGGACACCTCCTATATGACGGACGTCGACCTGACCGAGTCCGACATATCCTACCCCTACAGGACAGACGAGAGCCCGGTCCGTCACTCCTCGCTGAAGGACGCCGACCTCTTCCACTACGGCCTGAAGCGCGCCCTCGGGCAGCTCGAGGTCCCGACCGTCGTCATCGCCGCGCGCGGCGCCTTCCGCGTCGCCATTAAGCCGGACCAGCTGGAGCCGAAGGCTCCCGGGAAGGTCAAGGACAATGCCGAGTCCTGCTCCGTCTCCCTCGTCTCCTACGACAAGCGCGGCCGCGTGTTCACCTTCGATGTGGACTGCGGCAACGGCCCCAAGAACGTCCGGGCCTCGCTGACGGACCTGGACCACGTCGCCATGACGTGCGACTGCCCGTTCTGGCGCTACAACGGCCCCGAGTTCGCGGCAAAGAGCGGCGGCTACATGCTCGGTCTCCCGCACGGGACGGCGGCTCCGCCGAACGTCCGCGACCCCGATCGCCAGTACTATCTCTGCAAGCACACGTACGCCGTCCTCAAGCGCCTCGACGAGTTCGTCTCCGAGGTGACCGACGACAACTGGGACATGCCCGAGGACGAGGTCCTCGAGAAGGTCGACGAGAACTGGGACAAGATGCAGGGCGTCTCCCAGGTCCCCATCGACGAGTTCGAGGACGACGTGGTCGTGGACTGGGATGAGCCCGGCGAGGACGGCGACGTTGACGGCGCCGAGACGGACGACCTCGACGACGAGGAGATCGTCCCGGACGAGGGGTCTGACGAGGGAGAGCCGGACGAGGGGTCTGAGGAGCCCGAGGCGGATGAGCCCGAGGCTGAGGAGCCCGAGGCGGACGAAGACGAAAAGGACGAAGAAGAGGTCGAGGAGCCGGAGGAGGAGTCCGACGAGGACGACTATCCGGACATCGACGCGTCCGCCCCCGAGCCCGGGGCGGACGAAGAGGACTCTGAAGACTCCGACAAGAAGTGACGATCTTCGGCGTCAGGTCGTCCTTCTTGCCGTGAGCGTCGCCCGGTAGCGTTCTCCCGAGGCCCTAGTGCAGTACGACTATCGTTGCGAGAACCCTCTCTGTTCCAAGGTCACCGAGTTCAGTCACCCGGTGAACGGCTTCAAGGAGTTCCGGCCCGAGTGCCCCGCCTGCGGCGGCCCGTGCGCCTATGAGTTCAACCCGACGGTCGTCCAGTTCGCCATCAAGGACGGTCCGAGCGGCACCTCCCCCTCCAAGGCCATGCGGGTGCAGAAGCACATGCGGGAGAAGCACGAGGCCGTCGGGAGGCGCCAGAAGGACCGCTATGGCCACCTGAAGCGCGACGCCGTCCCGAACTGGGCCGGATCCAACGGAAAGCCCGTCCTCGCCGAGAGCTGGCGGGAGGCCCAGTCTATGGCCATGAAGGACAAGGACTTCCAGGAGGCCCGCCAGACGGACTCCATTGCCGTCGCCTCGACCTTCAACGAGAAGATCGCCCAGGAGACGAAGGGCGACACGAAGATCGTCAGCAAGTGACCTGGTATCCCTACGTAACGCGTGTCCGCCATGACCGTCTTCCGTCCGGCTCGAGTGTCCGCGTTCGGGAGTCCCCCTCTGACTGGAGAGAGGTCGAGATGGACTGCGGTGGCGGCGAGACCATCCTCCTCTCCCGTTTTGCCTGGGACTTTCCGGGCACTCCCTTTCGCCCTCTTGGTCTCGTGAGCTATTTGGACGAGGTGGCCATGCGGGACCTGGCCCGCGCGACCGACGAGGAGTTCCTCCGAACCCTCTCCTCCACCGACGGCTGAGCCGCCTTTTATCTCGGGCCCGGTTGATGCCGAGCTCCGTATCCGTCTTCAGGCGCAGGACAGGCCTCGCGGTGCTGACCGTGCGCCAGCGACCCGGCGTCACCGGCTTCCGCTTCAGCGCCGCGCAGAACTTCGACGGGGCCTTCACGGCCTTCCAGATCGTCCCGAGCTACGGCTTCCGCTCTCTGAGCGTCCGCAACTCTGACGCGCCCATCGGTGACCAGTTCCGCGGCCAGACGGTCTTCGTCTTCAACCCCTCGGACTACAGCGCCGCCGTCCCGGCCGTCCGCGACGACGTCCCGTTCTACGTCCGCGTCGAGGCGCAGCTCCCGGGCGGCGTCTACGGCCCGCCGGAGTCGATGCAGATCATCCTGCCGTACAGCTCCGTCCCGAACCCTCCCGTCATCCTGCGCGGCGTGGCCCCGGCCGGCCTCGGCTACACCGGCGGCGTCGTGACCGGCGCCCTGGAGATCAACCTTCCCGGCCTGTGCACGGACTTCGTGGTCCGGAACCAGAGTACGGGGTCGCAGCTCTTCCTGGCCTTCGACCGCGGGACCTCCACCGGCCCCGGCGGGCCCGAGTACCAGGTAGCGCCCGGCGCCGAGCTCAGCATGGACTACGCCAACGCCGGGAGGGTGTTCCTCCGCGGCGGGACCGGAGGCTCTGCCGACGTGGAGGCTGTCTTCACGCGCAGGACTCAACCCCTGAACCAGTGACCCTTTAATCGATTCGAGACCGGGAAGAGAGCAAGAATGACGATCAACCTCGTAAGGGTCATCAACCAGCAGACGCTCCCGCAGGGCCTCTCCAGGGACGGCTCCATCTTGCTCGACAAGATCGACCGCTCGCAGGGCAACTCCGACAGCCCCCCGTACGCCCAGCTCGCGAAGCAGCAGGTGTACGTGCCCTACAAGAACCCGCTGAACGCGGCGGTCAAGGGCTACGTCGACCTCGTCCCGACGGACGACGTCCTGCTCGCCGCCGAGGCGGACGGATCGATCGGCGGCCTCGCCGCCGCCGGCCGCGTGGCGGTGGCTATCGTTGCGTCGAACCTCGTTGCCACTCCGACCGTGAGCGCGGCGAACCACGCCGATCCGATGGTCATTGCCGGTACGGGCTTTCTCTCGGTAGCCCCCGACCTGACCTACGTCGAGCTCACCAACCTCTCCGGCGTCAAGCAGACCATCCCGTCGAGCGCCTTCACGGGCGGTGCCCCGGACTCTCAGGTCCAGATCCGCATCCCGGATTCGTCGATCGTGGGGAGCCCGGCTGCCGGTTGGAAGGTCCGCGTCTTCGCCAACTCGAAGTGGTCGAACCAGTTCACGGCCACCTGATTCTTTTCTGAGACCCGAAAGTCCACAGGAGCAAAGTAATGCGTATCGGAATCGTTCGCTCGGATCTCGGAAACGGCGTCAATATCACGGATATCGACAGCCGGAACCAGTATCCGTACGCCTCTGTGGTGCCGGGCCAGTCCCGCACTCTCAGGAGGCCGACGGACCAGGAGTTCCTGGACCTCGTCAAGGCCAACCCTGTCCCCGTGGCCGTCACCGGCCTGAACACGGCGACCGGCGTGGACACGCGCCTGGCGACGGGCTTGAGCATCCGCGTTGCCGCGGGCTCCAGCTACTCCACCATCCCCGTCGGCGGCACCGGCGCGGCCCTGAAGACCACCATCGCGGCCCAGCTCAACTCGGGCTTCGCCTCGGCGGGCTTGCCCCTCCAGGCGTCGGTCGTCGGCACGAACCAGCTCCGCATCGGCTCCACCCGCGCGGGCGAGGGCGCCTACTTCGAGATCGGAAGCCAGGGGTCGGCCGGCTTCACCGGCGCCCTGAACTACGTCCTCGGCATCAGCCCCCGCGCCTACGTCGGCCCCTCCTCGAAGGCGATGGCCGCGGCCCTGAAGTCCGCCGTCTACACCGGCCAGAGGTTCGACGTCGGCTCCGGCGCCGTCTCGGCGGCAGGCGTCAACGTCGGGACCGGCGCGAACATCAATTACGGCCTCCTCGGCACGGGCCTCTACCCGTTCCAGCAGAAGGTCGCGGACCTCGTGGCCCCGAAGTTCGTCGCTGGCGGCGATGTCCTGCTCTCCTTCGCGGAGGGCTCGATGTCGAAGCTCCGCAGCTCGAGCTACGAGTCCAACGGCGTCACTGGCGCGGCCCTCTACGCCACGCTCGACGACGGCGTCACTCCCTTCTCGTACCCGTGAGGGGACTTAGGTCTTTGTTCCGCCGCCTCTGAGAGGAAAGCAATGCGCATCGCAATCGTCAGGACCGACATCCAGAAGATCTACCTCTCGGACATCGAGAACTCGTCGCAGCGCGACTTCTCGAGCCAGCCGAAGGGGCAGAGCCGCTACTTCGTGCACCCGACGGACGCGCAGCTCACGGCCGTCCTGAACCAGTACGCCCTGGCGACGCTGGTCGGCGGCAACACGCAGAACTTCGACACGACCGTCGCCAACGGCACGAAGCTGAACATCAGGACGAAGTCGACCGACGCCTACAAGCAGGTGACGGTCCGGTCTGGTGCCGCGGTCACCGCGGCCCAGATCGTTGCGGACCTGAACGTCTCCTTCCGGAACAACGGCGTCGGCGCCGTGGCCCGCGTGGTTTCCGGAGCCGTGGCGATCGACACGACCGCCGGCGGTCCCGGCGTGAACCTCGACCTCGATGCTTCTTCCCCCTCCACGGCGGCCCTGCAGACCGTCCTCGGCCTCTCGACGAGCCCGGTCGCCGGCGTGACGCTGTCGGCCCTCAAGGCCGCGGTCTACCCGACCGCGACCACGGCGAACGTCGGCTCCTCGACCATCCTCGCCCTCGGCTCGCTCAACAACATGTCCGCGGCCGGGAAGACCGCCGTGGTCGCCGCGATCCAAGACCTGGTCGCCCCTCGCCTGGTGGAGACGAGCCTCGTGCTCCGCTCCTTCTCCTACGGCGTCATCTCCAGCTGGAAGGACCCGAACTTCCAGCCCGGGGGCGCCCGTGCCGGACTCAAGGCCGTGCAGGCTGCGTACGTCCTCGCGGACGACGGATCCACGCCCTTCACCCTCTGAGGGTCTAGGCCGGGAGCTCGGCCGTCAACAGTATGAAGGCCTGGCCGGGGACGTTTGGGCTCTGCCAGGTCTCGTCCGAGGTCGTCAGCGACACGACCCGAAGCCCGACCGACTCGGCGTCCCTCCGGACGCCGCCGACGGTCGGCGCACGCACGTGCTCGCGCGGCTTCGGTAGGTCCCAGGCCTCGTGATAGTCCACGTGCAGTCCCTGCAGCCACGATCCGCGCGGGGTCGACAGGACGAGCCGCCCTCCGGGGACGAGCATGTCGCGTAGCGAGGCCAGGAGCCTCCTCGGGTCGGGGACGTGCTCGTAGACCTCGAAGCAGGAAACGAGGTCGTACTTGCCGGGGAAGGACTCCGGGTGCGGGTCCAGCATGAAGAAGCAGGACTCGTGGCGCGCGCCGGTAGAGAACTCCGCCGCCTTGCGGTTGGCCAGCCCGACGTAGGCGAGGCACGCCTCTATCCCGTAGCTCTCGTGCCCGCGCAGCCCTGCCCGGTTCGTGAGCCACCCGTCGTGGCTCCCGACGTCCAGGTACCGCAGTCTTCTGCCCGCGGCCTCGGCGCGAATGAGCTCCCCCTCGAGGAGGTTGTAGCGTGGCCACTGGCTGTACTCGTGCTTGACCTCGTTCGGCATCGGTATGGCCTCGATGCCGTTGAGGCCCGACGCGTAGTCGGAGTACATGGAGCGATAGGACTCGAGGTCCCTCATGTGGGAGCAGGCGGCCTCGGTCAGGGCCCGCATCGAGGCCACCTCCTGCCCGTCCCTGACCTTCCAGGGCGCGCAGTTGAGCAGGTCGAGCGCGAGCGTCACTTCGTCGTGGAGCATGAGCTGCTTCCACAGCGCGGTCAGGAGCCGCAGGGCGTCCTCCGCGCTGAGGTCCGCCGGCGGGTCCGAGGGCAAGGAGTCGAGGGTTCTGGAAAGGTTCTCCGACATCGTTTCCTCAGGAGTCGATGTGGCAGAGCTCTTTGAACTTCTTGACCGAGTCGGCGTACTTCGAGGCCGTGACCTTCCCGCGCCCGGAGTAGAAGTCCTCCCTCAGGCTCTCGATCGGCCCGGCCGCGTTCGTGAACTGGAAGAAGACCCTGTGCCCCTGCCGGCGCCTTCCCTTGAGCTCGCACCCTGCCTCGGACAGGTACGCCGCCAGGTATATGTCGTGGCACTCGTACTGGTCTTCTTGAGCCATGTCTAGGGGACACGATACTGGCGGCCGATCTGGCTCGTGCGCTAGGTCGCTAATCGCCCCCTCGGGGGATGGGCAGACTCATATCGGCCGGCGCCCTCGCCTACGAGCAGCTCGACTTTTTCTTCCCCGCGGGAAGCGTCAGCCGCGCCACCGGGATCGTCCCGTCTGACCTCGTCCTCACGGCCTTCGTGAACAACGTGCTCCTGGCCTGGCCTCTGGAGGACGGCGCCGCAGTCGCGGACTCCTCTATCTCCGCCGGGAAGGTCTACTTCAACGAGATAGCCGGCAGCCCCGGCTATTATTCGGTAAGGTTTTTCCCTGACCGGATCGGCTACTTCCGCTTCTCCTTCCTCCATCCGGCCTACGGGATCGAGCTGGAGAGGTCTTTCGACGTCCTTCCGCCCGGCGTCCTCCGCCCCTCGTCTGGCGGCGTCATTCCGTCAACCGGCTCGAGATGCTGACATGTCCTCCTTCTTCGTCAACAGGAGCCTCTCGCGCGGTGACCTGACCCTCTTCCTCAGGAACGGACAGGATCGCCCCCAGGACGGCTACGACGTCAGGTGGACCGTGTACCGGAAGGACGGGATCGCGGCCTCAGGCCTGCGGATTCCGGCGACCCGGGCCGGGACGGGCGAGTACTACGCCCCCTGGGGGTGCGCCCGCTCCGGCGGCTGCTACTACGTCAAGTGGGAGTACTCGGACTCGCCAGGCGGGGTCCGCCAATGCTGGTCTCAGGACTTCATAGTCCTGGACGGGTCCGGGTGCTGTGCGCCCTGCGCGTCCCCGGTCTCGGCCGCCGACGCCGCGGCCTGCGGTTCCTACTACGCTGGGCAGGTCCTCGGGCCCGGCGACCTCTGCTTTCAGGTCACGGACGACGACGGGCTCCCGGCCCAGGCCTATCTCGTCTTCTGGACCGTCTTCGACTCGTGCGGGAGGCAGGTCTCCCCGAGGACCGAGGCCGTGGCCGGGACTTCCCTCGGCCGTTACTGCGCCTGCTGGACCGTCGGCTGCTCCGGCTCCTACACCGTGAAGTGGGAGTGGATGTTGGACCCGGACTCTCCTCTGTCGGCCGACTGTTCCCGGATCTCCGTGGTCCCGGCGCCTGCCGTGATGACTCTTTGCGGGCCTCCTTCCTCTTCGACATCAGCTCTTTTTTGTGGTGATTCCTGCGAAGTGGCGAAGTTCAACCCCTGCCCTCAGAGTCCCCCTCCGCAGATCATTGTCGTTAATGGCGGGAGCTGTGAGAGTGCCTCGATCCCGAGGTCGGTAGTTCTCCCTTCTCAGGTCCTCCCTGTTGGCGGAGGCTTTACGAGCCAGTCGAGCTTTCCGATCCCCAAGGGCGTCCGCCGCGTCTCCTACTACGTCAAGTACACGCACGGCGTGACCGGCGGCTATCCCGTCGTCCGGCTCATGTGGGGCAACGGCGTCGAGGAGACGCAGTCCACCATCATCGACGCCTCCTTCTCGGCCTTCGACGGGGTTCTTGCGGCCAATCAAATGCGCCTGAACGACCTCGTTGGCCCTATCCCCTCCGACGACAACCCGATATACTTCATGATCGAGAGCACGGTCCCTGGCGGGGCTACGACGACAAGGCTTCTCATAGCCGAGGCCGGCCAGATCGGCGTCCCCGGGCTTGCCGAAATCTCACTTACGGGATCCTGAAGAGAAATGTCGTACAATAACCCGATCGGTTTCAGGGGCGCTGCGACCGGTCCGCAAGGCCCCACCGGCCCCCAGGGCCCCACCGGCCCGGCCGGGCCGCCCGGCCCCGGCGCGTCCTTTGTCCTTCCGAGCGGTTTCACCGGGTTCGACAGCATAACCGGTCCTCCCGGCCCTCAGGGATCGCCCGGTCCGCAAGGCCCCACCGGCCCCGCTGGCGCCCAGGGTCCGACTGGTCCGTTCGGCGGTCCTCCCGGCCCCACCGGTCCCCAGGGCCCGACCGGCCCTGCCGGCGACACCGGCCCGGCCGGAGCCACCGGCGTCGGCGCCCAGGGCTCCCCCGGCCCTGCCGGCCCGACCGGTCCGCAAGGTCCTCAGGGCAGCCCGGGCCTCCCCGGCGCCACCGGCGCCGGCGCTCAGGGTCCCACCGGCGCTCAGGGTCCCACCGGCCCCGCCGGCTCTCAGGGAGCGACGGGTCCCGCCGGCTCGGCCGGCCCAACAGGCCCTCGCGGCGACACCGGCCCCATAGGGCCCGTTGGCGCAACGGGCCAGCAGGGACCCACTGGTGCTGGCGTGCAGGGTAGTCCCGGCATCGCCGGCCCCACTGGCCCTCAGGGGGCGACCGGCCCCGCCGGAGCGACCGGCGCGGGGCTGCAGGGCTCTCCCGGCCCCACCGGCCCGACCGGCCCCGCGGGCCAGGCCGGCCCGACCGGGTCTATCGGCCCTCAAGGATCACCCGGCCCCCAGGGCGTCACCGGCCCCGCCGGGCAGACGGGCCCGCGCGGCAATACTGGCCCACAGGGCGTCACCGGCGTCCAGGGCCCCACCGGGACTCAGGGTCCCCAGGGATCTCCCGGCGCCGCGGGGGCTACCGGCCCTGCCGGTGCCACCGGTGCCGGCGTCCAAGGTCCCACAGGACCGCAAGGGTCTACCGGCCCTGCCGGGTCTACGGGCCCCACCGGCCCTCAGGGCCCCCAAGGCCTTCAAGGATCTCCAGGCGTCACCGGCCCTCAGGGTCCTGCTGGCGTCGGATCGGGATCCACGGGACCGCAGGGCGCCACCGGCCCTCAGGGTATCCAGGGCTCTCCGGGCGTCACCGGCCCCCAAGGCCCCGCTGGCGTCGGTTCCGGATCCACCGGCCCTCAGGGCCCGACTGGCCCTCAGGGTATTCAGGGCTCCCCCGGCGTGACCGGCCCCCAGGGCCTGACCGGATCCGTCGGACCGCAGGGTTCTCCCGGTCCCCAGGGCCCGACCGGATCCGTCGGCCCTCAGGGATCCCCGGGCGTCACGGGCTCCACCGGTCCCGCCGGATCTCCGGGCCCCACCGGCCTCCGCGGGGATACTGGACCGATCGGCCCTCAGGGAGCGACGGGTCCTGCCGGATCGGCCGGCCCGACCGGCCCTCAGGGCCCGCAGGGAGCTACGGGCCCGACCGGCCCCCAAGGTCCGCAAGGATCTACCGGCCCCCGTGGGGATACCGGCCCCCAGGGTCAGCAGGGCTCTCCGGGGCTCTCCGGCCCGCAGGGTCCTACCGGCCTTCAGGGTATCCAGGGTTCGCCCGGATCCGTCGGCCCTACGGGATCCGCGGGCCCGGCCGGGGCCACAGGTCCTACGGGGCCTGCAGGCCAGACCGGCCAGCAGGGCCCGACCGGCCAGCAGGGCCCGACCGGCCAGCAGGGCCCGCAGGGTCCGACCGGCCAGCAGGGTCCGCAGGGTCTTCAAGGCTCTCCGGGGCTCACCGGCCCCGCTGGTCCGACCGGCCAGCAAGGACCTCAGGGTCTTCAAGGGTCTCCGGGCGTCACCGGCCCCGCTGGTCCGACGGGGGCCGGTGTCCAGGGATCGCCTGGTCCTCAGGGCCCGACCGGCGCCCCTGGCGCGACCGGACCTGCCGGATCCACCGGCTCGACGGGCCCCGCGGGGCCCACGGGTGCTCAGGGCCCTCAGGGTGTTCCCGGCCCTGTCTCCTCTGGAGGACTCGCCGGACCGACTTTCAGTACGGACAATGCTATCGTCCGCTGGGACGGCGCCTCCGGGAACCTTTTTCAGAACTCCTCCATCATCCTCGATGATGGCGGGAGCCTTGTCAACGTTCGCTCAGTCCAGCTCTCCTCCGAGTTCCAGGTCCAGACTGGTGTCGCTACCCAGGTCGTCAACTGGGGCAACGGCCAGATGCAGAGGGCCGACATCGGGACGAGCACCGTCTTCAACTTTGCCGCCCCCTCCGGTCCCGGCATTTATTGGCTTCGCGTTCGCCATCTCGCCTCCGGCGCCTACGCCTCCTTTCCCGGAGGTGTGACCGGTTTCTCCTGGGAAGGGGGTTTTGTCCCGACTCTCTCTTCCGCCTCCGGATCCGAGGATCTCCTGGAGATTCACTATAACGGGACCGGGTATCGGGCCATGGCCCATCTCGGCTTCGGGACTGGCGGGTCTGGGGCCGTCGGAGCCACCGGACCCCAGGGCGCCACCGGACCCCAAGGCGCCACCGGCCCTCAGGGTCTTCAGGGCGCCACCGGACCCCAGGGCGCCACCGGACCCCAGGGTCTTCAGGGCTCCACCGGCCCCCAAGGTCCGACGGGGCAACAGGGCGCCACTGGCCTACAGGGAAATCAAGGGAGTCCCGGTTTCACCGGCCCTCAGGGACCGACGGGACAGCAGGGTCCGACCGGCTCTGCGGGGGCCGCCGGCCCTACAGGCCAGGTTGGTCCTACAGGCCAGGTTGGTCCTCAAGGCATTCAGGGATCTCCCGGATCCACAGGTTCTGCCGGTCCCCAGGGTTCTCCTGGTCCCACCGGTTCAATCGGTGCTCAGGGTGTCGCGGGTGCCACCGGATCTACTGGCCCCGCCGGCCCAACCGGCCCTCAGGGCCCAACCGGCCCAATTGGTCAACAAGGTGTTCAGGGCCCGACCGGTTCAGTAGGGCCGCAGGGTCAACAAGGTTCTCCAGGCATCACCGGTCAGGCTGGTCCGACCGGTCAGGCTGGTTCTCAGGGTTCTCCGGGCGTCACCGGGCAGCAAGGCCCCACCGGTCCTCAAGGGTCCATTGGTCCGAATGGCCCCACCGGTTCAATCGGTCCCCAGGGATCCCCGGGCCTCCAGGGTATTCAGGGTTCCCCTGGAGTTACCGGGCAGCAGGGTCCAACCGGTCCTCAAGGATCTATTGGTCCCACCGGCCCGACCGGCCCAACCGGTTCAATTGGTCCCCAGGGATCCCCGGGCCTCCAAGGTATTCAGGGGTCCCCCGGCGTCACCGGTTCTCAAGGGATCCAGGGGTCGCCCGGTCCCCAGGGACCCACTGGTCCCCAGGGTATTCAGGGATCCCCCGGCGTCACGGGCCAGACGGGCCCGACGGGCCCCCGTGGTAACACTGGCCCTCAGGGTATTCAAGGCTCCCCCGGGGTTACCGGATCGGTCGGCGCGACCGGTTCAGTCGGTCCTCAGGGCCTCCAGGGTTCCCCTGGAGTCACCGGGCAGCAGGGTCCCACCGGTCCTCAAGGGTCCATTGGTCTTCAGGGATCGCCCGGCGTCGCCGGCCCCACCGGTCCTCAGGGTCCGACTGGCCAGGTTGGCCCGCAGGGCGCACAAGGCTCTCCCGGCCTTACCGGCCCCACCGGCCAGATCGGGCCTCAGGGTGCCCAGGGCTCCCCTGGTCCCACCGGACAGCAGGGACCGACTGGTCAAGTCGGCCCCCAGGGTGTCCAGGGATCTCCTGGCGTCACCGGACCTCAGGGCGCGACCGGACTAGCCGGGGCGACCGGCGCCACCGGCCCTCAGGGTCCGCAAGGCCTTCCGGGCGGGGGCGGGGCTGCCCTCTATGCCGGCAGGAACCAGTCCGTCGCCAGGTTCACAGGCCCCTCCGGAGGACTCTATGACACCGCCCTTACTGTTTCCGACGGTGGGAACCTCTATGGCGTTCGCTCTCTCGAGTTCTCCGGGGAGGTGTTTGTCCCGACGGGCCTCACTCAGACTATCAACTTCGCGTCTGGCCCCTATCAGAACGCGTACATCAACGCCGACACGGCCTTCGTCTTCACGGGTCCTCCGTCCGGTCCCGCCTGGCTGACCCTTCGGGTAGTTCACAGAGCAGCCGGCGCCAACGCGTTCTGGCAAACTAACGTCCGCTGGCAAGATTCCGTCACCCCGACTCTGTCGACCCACTCCGGCGCTGTCGACATTCTGGTCTTCGACGGTCGTCGCCCGTTGGTCGGTACCACGAGTATCTTCTATTACGGGGCCGCCGCCCTGAACTTCGGCACTGGCGGCACTGGCTCTTACGGCCCGACCGGGCCGGCCGGGGTCACCGGTCCCACGGGCCCCGCCGGCCCGCAGGGTTCCCCCGGCCCCACCGGAATCCCGGGCCCCACCGGCCCCGCCGGCGCGACCGGGCCCGGCGTGACTGGTCCCGCCGGGCCGACCGGCGCCCAGGGCCCCGCAGGGGTCGTGAGTCAGGCCCCTATTCCGTTCGGGACTGCCGTCTTTAGCGGCATTGGCGTCCCGACCTTCGGCGGCACCTACGGTTATACCGCCCTGAACCAGACCTACGCTAGGGTCAGCAACGTCTCGACCGGGGCCGGTATTTGGGCTCTCGCCACCCTTCAGGTCAGCGCTACTGGCCCCGCTTTCTCTGGTCCGACAGGCTACAACGACATCAGCCTGCGCCTCGTCATCGACGGTAACCCCGGACAGGCCTACCGTGTTCTCCAGGCCACCGGCCCCGCCGGCCCCTTCGGTCCGACGGGAGGAGTCCCGGGCCTCAACGTCGCGATCCAGCACCACGTCGCGGCGACCGCACCTGGCTCCCACACGGCCTGGGTGGAAATCCGGAAGGACGGCGGGAACCTCAGGCCCATGGTCCTTGGTCAGGTTGTCCTCCAGGCCATGGAGGGCGCGATCGGACCCACCGGCTCCGCCGGGGGCGGAGGTGGGACCGGACAAGGGCCCCAGGGATCTCCTGGCGTCACTGGACCTCAGGGCGCGACCGGCCCCGCCGGCCCGGCCGGCGGTGGCGGTGGTGGCTCCGGGTCCGTCGTGGGGACCGCAAGCACGGACCACGCGGTCGCCCGATGGGACGGCGTCTCCGGCACCAGGATCCAGAACTCGGTGGTGACCATCGACGACGCTGGCTCTGTGGTCGGCGCCAAGTCCTTCCAGTTCTCTCAAGAGTATCTCCTCGCCACCGGCCCGTCTCAGGTTATCGATCTGAACGCCGGCCAGAAGCTCCGCTCCTACGTCCTATCCGGAGCGGCCTTCCAGCTCTCCGGAGCCTCCGGGCCCGGTAACTGGACCGTCAAGGTCGTCCACGGCGCCGCCGGGGTCCCCTCTATAGCCTGGCCCTCGGCCTTCAAGTGGCAGTACGGGGTGGTTCCCACCCTGTCCTCCGGATCTGGCTCCGAGGATATCATATCCGTCTACGCGGACGGCAGGAGCGGCTTCTACGCCGTCGCCGCCGTCAACTTCGCGACAGGCGGCGGGACGGGTCTTGTCGGCCCCACCGGCCCGCAGGGCGCAACCGGCCCTGCCGGAGGCCCGCAGGGCGCCACTGGCGCTCAGGGGCCTCAGGGATCTCCTGGCGTCACTGGCCCCGCCGGCGCGACTGGCCCCGCCGGCGCCACCGGCCCATTCGGTGGCCCGCAAGGGTCTCCGGGCGTGACCGGTCCTCAGGGCGCCACGGGACCCGCTGGTGGCCCCCAGGGTCCGCAAGGCTCTCCCGGCGTTACCGGCCCTGCCGGCCCTGGGGTTGCCCTCTATGCCGGCAGGAACCAGTCCGTCGCCAGGTTCACCGGCCCCTCCGGCGGCTTTATCGACTCTCAGCTGACCGTCCGTGACGACGGGGGTGTCCACGGGGCCAGGACCGTCCAGTTCATGGGCGAGTACCGAAACCCGACTGGCGTCCAGACCATGGTCGTAAACCTGAACAACGGTCAGAAGCAGTGGATTGGCGTCGCCACGGCGACGTCCGTCGTCCTGACCGGCCCGACCGGACCCGGGAACTTCTTGATCCGCGTCTTCCACGCCGCCTCCGGCTCCGTCCTTTCCTGGCCGACCGGCGGGGCCGGTCAGGTCAGGTGGCCCAGCGGGACGCCCGTTTCCGGATCCATGGCGAGCGGCTCTGAGGACATCCTTTCGGTCTACGCGACCGGCGTGACCGGCCCCGACGCGAACAGGTACTACGGCCAGGGCGGCCTGGACTTCAGGTGACCATTGGGAAGCGTAAACAGCAACGGGAATGCCGACCTTTATAGCGTTGCCGGGAACCTCCCGAACATAGGCTCCGCCTACTCTGGCGGGGCCTGGTTCCGTGTCTACGAGTACTCCGGAGGGGCCGCCGGAAAGTCTCTTTGGGACTTTGGGATCATCGCTGATGCCGCGGCCTGGCAGGCGAAGACCGGGAACGGGACCGTCGGGGCGGCCGGCACCCTGATCATAAACTGGCAACAGAACGGCGGGAACGACCACTTCACCGCCAACATCCTGACCGGGTCTGACACCGACTGGGTCTACGTCTGCTGGGCCCGCTCCCTCGGACAGACCTCCTACGACTGGTGGGGTAGGCGCCAAGGCGACGCGACATTCACCCTCGGCGGCTCCGTGTCCGCCACGGACGCCCCGACCGTCTACAACCTCGGTATCGCCACCTCCCCCCTCAAGATATTCGACGACGAGCAGACAACCCCCCACCCGAACGTCAGCTGCCGGAGTTGGAAGGTCTGGACCAGGACCCTGACCTCCGCCGAGCTACTTCAGGAGTCGGCCTCCCTCGACTCCGTCGTCAACTCGACCGGGATCTACTCGTTCCAGCCCTTCTCGACCGTCGTCAACGCGGGGGACGACGCGAGCGGGAACGGGAACAACCTGATCATCGAGAACTCCCTGGCCGCCGACTCGAGCGAGCCGAACGCGGCCCTTCCGGGACCGCCCTCCCCCTCCTCCCCGACCCCGCAGTCCTCCCTCTTCTTCGGCTCCAACGTCTGATGCCGGGCCGTTAGGTCACTCATGCCGTACGCCCTCCGCTCCAGCAGATGGTATCACCCGCCTCCCCAGAGGCCGCCGCAGCTCCTGGACCTCTCCATATCCTCTTCCGGAAGGTATCTACAGCTCCCGGACGGGACCCCGTTCCCCCTGTTCATCGAGTCCGGGTGGGAGCACTCCCGGATGACCGCTCCGAACTGGCAGACGTACCTGAACGCCCTGTCGTCCCGCGGCTACACGTCCGTCCTCAACCAGGGCGCCCTCAACCCCGAGCTTGACGCGACCGACGACTATGGGAACCCTTACTTTAACGCCACGGTCTCCCCCGGCGTCTACGACATAACCCAGCCGAACTCGGCTGCCTTCGCGAACGCCCGGGCCGCCATCCTCTACGCCCAGAGCCTCGGCATTGTCTCGTTCTTCTTCCCCGCCTACATCGGGTTCGTGGGGACCAACGAGGGACTACAGACTGCCGTCCAGGCCGCGACCGGCGCCCAGTGCGAGGCGTACGGGGTGTTCATCGGGAACCTCATAAAGGATATCCCGGGCGTCATCATCTCCCTCGGCGGTGACCAGATCCCCGATGCGACGGATATCGAGAAGTATCGGCGCATCACCGTCGGCATCAAGTCCGTGGACCGCGCCGGCCGTATCTACACCTGGCACGCCGCCAGGACGCAGAGCTCCTACGACCTCGACAACGTCACGCCCGGCTATGTCGCGTCCCTGGGGGTCCCCTTCATGGACTGGGCGTACGCCCGCGAGGTCGCGACCCTCGCGATGTGCCATTACCAGTGCCTAACCTCCTACGCGGTCCCCCATACCGTATTCATGGGGGAGGCCTACTACGAGAACTCGAGCCAGGCGAACTCGGACCCCGTCATGCTCCGGCGCCAATTCTGGGGATCCTGGCTGTCCGGGGCCCTGGGGGCGGCCTTCGGCGACATACAGCGCTACGAGTTTCAGAGCGGCTGGGAGTCAACCTTGTCCCGCCCCGGCCTTGCCGACGACGTGGTCAACATCGCCGCCATGAAGTCCAGGCAGTGGTGGAAGCTTGTCCCGAGCCGGGGGACGGGGCTTGTCACGGCGGGCGGCGGGACCGAGAACACCCTCACCTACAAACCCCGGGCCCTGGCGAGCGACGGGAGCTGGGGCGCCGTCCACACGCCGGACGGGACGACCTTCACGGTCAATATGTCCCTTTTCTCCGGGGCCGTGACCTGCCGCTGGATGAACGCGAACGGGAGCCTCGTGGCGGCCTCCGGGGGCCCCGTGTTCCCGAACTCCGGGACCAGGTCCTTTGTTGCGAGCTCCGAGGTCGGCAATAACTCCAGGGGCCAGGCGGACTGGGTCCTCTTCCTCGAGGTACTTCCGTAATGTCCTCCGTCGAGTTCGCGACCGTGGCCGGGATCCCCCACATCACCCGGAGCACGAACCCTCCCTCTCTGACTTCCCTCACGGTGGCGTTCTGGCTGAAGTGCCTGAACTACCTGAACTATGGCGAGATCTTCAACATATTCGGCGGCGGGTACCTGACCTACGAGACCGACAACACCGGGGTCCTGTACGTAAACAACAACAACGCGACCGCCCCGAACTACCAGATCCGGAACATCCTCACCGGGAGCGACACCGCCTGGTACTATCACGTCCTCACCATAGACGTCCCGGGCCAGACGGTCACCATGTACAAGAAGCTGGAGGGCGGCACCCTGTCCCAGGCGGCACAGTTCCCCCTGACGAACTTCACCCCGGACGGCATGCAGTTCGGGACCTGGGGGGCGGCGGTCGAGGGCGGGGACGGGACGTTCCGCCTCTGCATTCCCCGTATCTGGAACGCCGTGAGGACCCTCCCTCAGCTCGAGGCGGAGTCCAAGTCCCTGACGCCCATAGTCACGTCGGGCCTCACCTGGGCGAACGACTGCCAGTCCGCCGCGTCCGTCGGGACGGACCAGTCTTCTACCGGAGGGGACTTCACGGTCTTCGGGACCCCGACCACGTCGTCGGACACCCCCTCTGACATCGTCCCTCCTTCTCCTCCCGCTCCCCCGACGATCGTCCTTCCTCCCTATCCGTCCATGTTCTTTGACAGCGGTTTCTGAGAAGACCGTCCTTATCACGGCCTCAGGACCATCCCGACATCCCGTCGAACACGATCTTCATCCAGTCGGAGTGCTCCTGAGTCCGCGTCGCGTGGTCTCGCCGCCGCGAGCCCCGGAGCTTCAGGACGACCCCGTGCACGAACCCCGACCGGGACTGGATCTCCTTCCGGACGGCCGACGCCTCCCGGAAGATCTCCTCGACCCGCTCCTTCCCGAACTTCTCCTCGGCGACCACGCACTGGACCCCCGGGTTCCCCTCTCCGATGATGCGGCCGAGAGCCGCCCGCCTCTCCTCCACGGGGTGCTGCGACAGGTCGAACTCTCCCTCCCGGACGCAGTCCCAGAAGGTCAGGACGCTCGGGCGCCCGTTCCCGGACGTCCACCCTCCTCGCTTCGTCGGGTTCCAGATCTCGCCGTCGAGGACGGTCCCGTCCTCCATGTCGAGCGCGGAGAGGTGGGCCTCGAGGTCCTTCGGGACCGCTATCGGGCTCTTCTGCCTCGTGAAGAGCTTCTTCTTCCCTCCCTCCACGATGAGGATGGCCCGGTGCCCGTCGTACTTCTTCTCGAGCGTGTACCTACCTAGGTCCAGGTCCTTCAGGGACTCCTTGGAGATCCGGATCGGCTTCATCGGGTACATCCACCACATGCGCCCTCCTAACTCGTCTCAGCCCGGACCTACGGCCCTCTCATGACGTCCGTGGACTTCTGATTCCCTCTCCCGGCATGGACCTCTCCTCTCTTGCCGAGTCCCTGTGCGGGTCCCCTGCCGGGCGCCAGTCCGTCCTCCGGAAGAAGTTCCGGGACGACAAGGACCGGTCGGAGTGGGCGCTCATGGACAGCGAGGGGAAGAAGGTCCTTCGCTGGTTCGGCCCCGAGAAGCCGAGCGACGAGCGGGTGCGCAAGGAGGAGAAGCGCATCCAGTACTTCAAGCACCAGGGCTGCTCCGTCCAGTCCGCCGTCTCTCGCCTCGAGCGCGGGAGGCTCCCTCCGCGCGCGGAGTTCAATATGGCCTTCGAGCTCGAGGTCCCGGGCGGCCTCTACTCCGTGCGCGGCCCGCGCGGGGAGTCCCCCTATCCGGTCCCGGACGGCGACTACTCGGCGGACGACCTCTGGTCCGTCCTGAAGGGCCTGAAGGACGGGGCGGGCCTCTACGCTGCCGGCGCCATCCTCCAGACCCTCGGCTTCGAGTGGTCCTGACGGCCCCGGGACCTCTTATGTAGGGTTCCCTCAGAATGCCCACTCTTCGCCGAGGACAGGAGGTGGGGCCGAGCGACGGCCTCACCATCACCATGAAGACCCAGGGCGGGACCCTGAAGAACGTGGCGGAGATCTACTACAACCTCTACGACTTCACCACCGGGGTCGAGGTCCTCCTGCCCCCGACGGACCGGGCGCCCGTCAACGCCTCCGTCGGCGTCTACTACGCGAGCTTCTTCATCCCCCAGGACGCGAACCTCGGCAAGTACCGCCTCCGCTGGTTCTTCCGGCAGAAGACGGGCTCCCCGCAGGCGGAGGTGGAGGCCGACTTCGACGTCGTCGGGAGCGCGACCCAGATCGTCACCATCCCCGGCATCACGGACGTCGAGTTCGAGCTCGTGCGCGCCCTGCGCATCATGCTCCGGGACAACAACCCGGACCGCAACTACCACTTCACCCCTCCGACGGGCGAGGAGTCCATCAACTCCTACACGCGCGTCTTCGGGTTCCTCTGGGAGGACTACGAGCTCCTGGAGTTCCTGCGCGTCGCCCTGGACGGCATCAACTCCCGCCCGCCGATGACCTTCTACCGGACCCTCGACGAGCTCGTGTCGAAGAACCGGCCGTGGCGGACGGTCCTCCTCGAGGGCGCCATGATCCACGCCATCTTCGCCCTCGCCCTGAACTGGGTGGCCGACGAGTTCGACTACTCCATCGGCGGGGTCTCGCTGTCCATAGACAAGAGCTCGAAGTACCAGTCCATGGCCTCCGACCTCGAGAGCCGCTTCGAGAACGACGTGACGGCCGCGAAGGAGACCGTGAAGATCTTCATGGGCCTCCGGCAGTCGCGCTTCGGTGTCGGCATCCGCAGCTCCTTCGGTCCCTCCGTCGGCCGCGGCGCCCTGACTCCCCGCCGCTTCCTGGGGGTCTGATGCCCCTCCTCGACGACCTCGAGAGGCTGCGCCCCGAGCTTGCCAGGGCCGCCCAGGCCGTCGTCGACGGGTGGGAGCAGGACGAGGACGGCGTGGACGAGGACTACGGGGCGGGCGGCGTCTGCGATTCCGTCTCCGAGGCCATGGCCTCCGTCATATCCTCGCTGGAGGGGGTGGAGATAGTCGACGGCGGGCACGACGGCGACGACCACGCCTATCTCATCGTCTACGACGCCTCCGACGCCTACCTGGTGGACGTCCCGCCCGGGGTCTACGAGACGGGCGGCGGATACTCCTGGAAGAAGATCGAGGGGGCCGAGGTCTCCCCCGACGACGTCGTCATTGAGCCCGTCCGGCGCTCGGACGTCGCCTCCTTCCTCCCCATGGCCCTCCGCCTCGTCCGCTCCCGCCCCTAGTCCTCCATCACCTGGCGCACGGTCTCCCTGTCCCGTACCGCCCTCAGGGCGGCGTCCAGATCCTGCGGCCTCAGGTTCGCCCCCGGCCACCGCCTGACGAGGGTCTCTATCGTCCTCTCCAGCTCCTTGAGCATCTCCTTCCTCTCCTCCCTCGAGTCCCGGAGCTCGATGCGAGCCCTCATCGCCTTCGTCCGCCTCGTGTCCTCGACCCTCCGCTTTAGGCGCTTGTGGAGCTCGAGGGCCGCCGTCTCCAGGGCCTTCCCGGTCTTCGACGCCCTCACCGGCCTGGCATTGGACGTCCCGAACGCCAGAGCCAGCACGTCCTTCCTCGCGTCCACCATGCTTATCCTCCACGGGGTCCAGTCCAGGTATAGACTTTTGGGAGTCTCCTCCGCCTCCAGCCTTCTCTTTACGGACCGGTCGCCGCACGCGAGCCTGTAGGTCAGGACGATGTTTATCTGCTTCCCTCCCTTGACCGGCCGGATCCTCGCCCTCAGGTCCTCCACCCGCATCTCCTCGCACCTTCTCTGGATCGTCTCGGGGTCCGTCTTCACCTCTCTATGTACCGTCCAGGCGTGTCGACCTACGACGTCCGAGCCATGGCGACCCGCGTCGCCGCTTCGAGCGTGACCGCCGCGAAGAGGGGCAAGAAGCGCCCGAAGCGCCGCCCGAAGGCGTCCCCGAGCCGCGACGTGTCGGAGTCGCTCGAGACGGTGGCGGACGACATCCTGAGCTCCGGCCCCGAGTATGCCTGCAACATCGAGCTCTCCATCACCGCCCTCTTCGAGGGGACGGCGAACAAGGCCGTCCTCATCAAGAAGATTAAGTCGTCCCTCCTCTCCGCCGTCAAGTCGGCGATGACGGACGTGGCTCGCTCCACGAACCTCAAGTCCGGCGGCGTGAAGGTCTCCCCGCTTCGGCTCGAGTGCGACCTGAACGACGTCTGAGTACGGTCCTCCCATCATGGGATCATCCAGGCACGAGCTGACGCCCGAGCAGGCCAAGTACTTCTCCGACGTGGACGGGAGCATCCTCCAGTGGTCGGTCGAGCTGGGGAAGGCCGAGCTACAGCTCGACTCCGTCCGCAACACGCTCAAGACCCTCTACCAGGCCCGCCAGAAGAGCATGACGCAGGCCATAGAGAGGGCGGGACTGGACCCCGCGTCCGTCGTCTCCGCGCGCGTTGACCCCGGGGCGCTGTCCCTGGAGGTCGAGGTGAGGGACGACTCCCCTCCCGCCTGAGCGCTGCCCTTTAATCGGGCGTTCCCGTTATGCCCGCCCCTCCGGACCGCAGGCCGCCCGACGTCCTCGAGCAGACGCTCCCCGCGTTCCCGCTCCCGCCCCTGAACGTCCAGGTCTCGTCCTCCCTCGTCCCGCAGTCGATAGATGTGCGCTGGTCGAGCCCGTCCGAGCTCCAGCAGAACTCCTGCTTCAACGTCGTCGGGGTGAACGTGTATCGGAGCTTCGACTCCGCCTACGGGCCCTTCTTCCGCATGAACCCGGTCCCGATAGGGTCGACGTTCTGGCGCGACCGGACCGAGGTCGTCCTCGCCGTCAACGAGGACGTGTCGAGGCAGTTCACGACGCGCGGGGCCCCGGACGACGTGGCGGTGCGCTGGATGTTCCGGACGAGGCACAAGGACATCGTCATACATCCCTCGCCCGGCGCGGCGAACCTGACGAACCTGAACGTCCAGGTCACCGTGAACGGGGTCCCGGCGTACGTCGAGAACATCTACGCCGACGAGGGCATAGTCGAGCTCCGCCACCACCCGACCTTCGATGTCGCCAACCAGAAGGTCCTCCCTGTCGTCCTCCCCCTCAGCGAGTCGGACGTCGTCCTGGCCACCTACCGCTACAAGGCCAAGGAGGTCCGGACCGACCTCTTCAAGCGCGTCTTCTACCGCGTCACGACCGTCGCCTTCGACCAGTCCACCCGGAAGCTCGTGGAGACCCCGCTCGCCCGGGCGACGGAGGGGAACCGGGACGAGGTGGAGAAGCTCGACTGGATCTGGAGGGAGGCCGTACGCCGCAACCGCTGGATCCTGAACCAGGGCGGCGAGCGGGTGAAGCTGTTCATCAAGCGCTCCGCCGGCCTCGCCTGCGGGTGCGTCACCTCCACTCACCGCCACCCCGCGGGCGACTGCGAGGTCTGCTACGCGACCGGCGTCATCGGCGGCTATGACGGCCCGTACGACATCATCGTCGCCCCCGACGACGGGGAGAAGTCGATATCGCGCCAGAACCGCGGCCTGGCCGGGCTCCACGCCTACGAGAGCTGGACCGGCCCGGTCCCGCTCATCTCGCAGCGCGACTTCGTCCTAAAGCTCAACGGCGACCGCTACGGGGTCGGCCCCGTCAGGATGCCGAGCAACCGCGGGCAACAGCTCCAGCAGTTCTTCTCCCTCGCCCGGATTGAGGAGAACGACATCCGCTACAAGGTCCCCGTCCCGGACCCGCGCTTCATGCGCTCCCCCGAGACGAGGTGGATAGCGCCCGGGGCCGGGACGTCGACCCCGATGATGACCGAGAAGGTCACGATCCCGGACGGTAGGCAGCTCCGCGGCGCGACTGTAACATGGGAGAATATCGTCTATTGAAGGATTGCCCCTGTCCGCCATTCGGAACCTCACGGCCTTCGCCCTCGCGCTGGCGTTCGTCCTCCTCGTCCTGTTCTTCCTCTGGGCGCTTCCCATGAGGTACGACCGGATCTTGAGGCGCACGAACAAGTACTACGCCGCCGGGGACGTGTTCCGGGAGGACGGGGAGTGGCTGCGCGTCATTCACGTTCGCCCCACGACTTCCGCCTTCGCGCCCCGCCCTGGCGAGGCCTTCTCCGACGTCTTTTGTAAGAAGCTCAGCGAGGGAGAGGCCGCCATCTACGAGGTCATGGAGTCGTGAGGCTGGACATCACGACCTCGCTCACCGCCTACCTCGACCGCCTCGTGGACGAGATGGTGGACGCCATCGCGAAGGACGGCCTCGTCCTCCTCAAGCGGGTCCTCGACCAGGCGGGGTTCGCCAAGTCCCCGTACCTGAAGGACTACCAGGTCTTCGCGCACGTGATCGGCGACGTCGTGTCCTTCGAGATCCTGCTCGACGTCGAGGCCGTCGTGCCCGCCGACGAGGTCACGAGGCAGGCGATGGAGGACTCGGCCGACGCCGGGGACGAGCAGGAGGCCGTCGCCTCCTCGACGTACGCCATGGGTCCGAACGGCCCTCAGCGCCTGGTCGGGAAGACGAACGCGATGCGCGACGCCCGCACTCCGGCCCGGGACGCCCGCCGGCCCGCCCGCGACGCCCGCAAGACCTCCCGGGACCGGCTCATCGAGAAGGAGGTGGCGAACATCACGCCGAGGTCCGCCCGCGTCGACCGCGACGGCCGTCTCTCCGTCGCCCTCCGCCGCTCCGCCAGGACGAACGGTGAGGAGATTGTTATGCCGCAGGGGGAGTTCCAGGGCATCATAGGCACCTTCCTGCGTGAGATATCGTCGATCATTTCAGCCAAGTTCTCCCCCGGCCTTTCCGAGATCATCGGACGATATGGCTAGCCGCCTCGTCATAACCTGCCTCTCCCCCTCCTCGGTCTCCGTGGGGGACCTCGGCGTCCACCTCGCCGGGAGGGGCAGCACGGCCACCGTCCTCGAGTCGACTGCCGTCGCGAGCCGGGACCTGAAGGACCGGGTCGCCGCCCGGCTCGTCTCCGTCTCCAGGGCCCCCTCTCTGAAGGTCTGGCCCGTCGCGAGGCCGGCCCGCCCGCCCCAGGCTCTGGCCTCCCCTCCGGAGCCCGCACCCTCTTCCGTCCCCGTGCACGACCGGCCTACGCCCGTGGTCGAGGCCCGCCGCCCGGAGCCGTCGGAGGGATCGGAGGTCGTGAAGTTCCTGTCGGAGATCAACGACAAGCTCGGGGAGCTCCTGCGCCGCCCCTCCGCCCCTCCGCCCGAGGTCGTCGCCGCGCACGTCCGCGCTATCGCGACCCTCCCCTCCGTCCCGGACGGCCTGCCGGGCGCCCCGCACCCGACCTTCATACCCTCCACCATCCTCCCGTCCGACCCGTCCGCCGGGCAGGACATCAAGGTCAAGCACTCGGAGTCGGCGGTCGGCGTGGACGACAGCGTCTCCGCCCTGAAGAAGTTGAGGAAGAGAACATGAGCCGTCCCGGGTTCTGGAGCGAGCCGGTCAAGATCTGGCTGAAGGCGTGCGGGAGGCAGGACCTCGTCGACCGCGGCGACGCCCTCGCGCAGCGGGTGACTGCCCTCCTGGTCGCCGTCCGGCAGCGCGTGGACCAATACCTCGAGCACGACGACCTGTACTCCGGCGCGGGCGGGGACGGGAAGGCGACCCTCGACCCGGCCCAGGCCGCCGCGGCCATCGCGGAGCTCGACGAATTCGTGAACGTCCGCCTTCGGGAGGAGATATCGGTCCTCGAGGGGATGCTGGCCGTGTTCGACGACCTCCGGACCAGGACGGGGTCGGAGTCGGCCCTGGACCTCTGCGGCAGGCTCTCCTCCTCCGTGAGGGACGAGAACGTCGCCGGCTTCGCCGTGGGCCGGGACGGCTCCGGGGAGGCCGTCCTCGCCCTCACCCTGACCGACCCGGGCCTCTCCGCCGCGGGCCTCCGGGTCGGCGGCTTCCCGTTCTCCGCCGTGCGCGCCCCGCGCAGCCTCCGCCGGCGTATTTTCTCGTCCGCAACCTGAGACGGAGAAGATATGGCGAAGAACGCACAGACTGGGACGCCGGGCGCGGGGCTCGACGTCGGGACCATGAACCTCGTGGCGGCCCGCAAGACCGCGCAGGGGGTCCAGACCACCAGGATCCGGGACGCCTTCCTGGACCTCGAGCCCGGCCACAAGAAGATGTTGAAGCTGAGCAACACCAGCTTCGTCGAGCTCGGCGACCGCCTTCTCGTCATCGGCGACGAGGCCCTCACCTGCGCCAACCTCTTCAACCGGGACGCGCGCCGGCCGATGGCCGGCGGGATCATGAACCCCGGGGAGACCGACGCGCAGCAGGTCATCGCGCTGATGCTCAAGCAGATCCTCGGGGACCCGTCCAAGCCCGGCGAGAAGTGCTGCTACTCCGTCCCGGCCGCCGCCCTCGACGTTGTCGGCTCGGACGTGACGTACCACTCGGCCGTCCTCAACAAGATCCTCACCGAGCTCGGCTACAGCCCCGAGCCGGCGAACGAGGCCCAGGCTATCGTCTTCTCCGAGTGCGCCGCCGAGCAGTTCTCCGGTATCGGCGTCTCCTACGGCTCCGGCATGACCAACGTCTGCCTCTCCTTCAAGGCCATGTCGGCGCTCGAGTTCTCGGTCGGCAAGGGCGGCGACTGGATCGACGACGGCGCGGCGAAGGCGGTGAACACGACGCGCGGCAAGATCTGCGCGCTCAAGGAGAGCGGGGTCGACATCGCCAAGCCCGTCGGCCACGAGCAGGAGGCCATAGGGTTCTACGTCCAGAACCTGATCGAGTACTCCATCAAGGGCATCATCGACCACTTTCACAAGGTGAAGAGGGAGATCATGGTTCCCGACGCGATCCCCATCGTCGTGAGCGGCGGCACCTCGCTCGCCATCGGGTTTATGGACCTCTTCAAGAAGGTCTTCGAGAAGCACCGTTCGAAGTTCCCGGTCCAGGTCTCCGAGATCCGCCATGCCAGGGATCCGATGACGGCCGTCGCCACCGGGCTTCTGGTCCTCGCCCAGATGGACGACTGAGTCGAGCCCTTTTATCGAGGGGCGACTTCATGAAGTCGCTCCTCAAGGGCCTCGCCAGCTTCCCGCACATTCTCACGGACGCGGACGTCCTCCTCCACTCCTACGGCATCGGAGCCGAGGCGGGCGGCGACGTGGCGGAGGAGCCCGTCGTGGCGCCGGAGCCCGCCCCGGAGCCCGCGCCCATCCCGGAGCCCGCCCCCGAGCCCGAGCCTGCTCCCGCCCCCGAGCCCGAG